TTATAAAAGTTCGTATCTAATATACTGTAAATCGCTTTTCAGGCTTTCTAAGACAGTTGTGTCTTCGTTGGATATAAGAGCCTTGTCGATGGCTTTATTTAGTTGACTGATGCCATCTGTTAGGGCATCTTCATTAATTGTTCCTGTTGCTACATGTTGAGCAAAGGAACTTTTAATTAAGTCTATGGTGAATCGGTTATAATCCATATTGATTATTTCTTTTGTAAGTATGAAACAAATCCATTTAGGATGGAACGAATAGCTTTATTGAGATGTACCGTATTTTTGAGCCATTTTGCGATTGTCGGGCTTATAAAATAATAAAGTTTTATAAAACTTCTGCCGAAAAAATATTTACGAAGATAACAATCCCTAAAATGTCGAAGAACAATAACTTCTGGTGCATTGTATGAGCCATAAATCGCAGTAGCAATATAGCAACCACTTTTTTGTTCATTAGTCATACTTTCAGTACTTATTTCGTTCATTGTTTCTTGTGGAAGGCCTTCTTTTATTTGATTTAACAATCTACGATATTCGGCTAAAGCAGTTTCATTCATATATGCGCCATAGATATTAAATCGTTCATTTATGGCATTTTGAAAATAGACCCATTGTTTAGCAATCTCACTAGTAAGATGAGCCAAATTAGGATTGTTTGTTATCATGGCATTGGGGACATGAAAGCGCAAAGAAAGGATTTCATCTTTTTGATTTAAGATCATATCGCAAACTTTGTCTGCTCTTAATGTCTTTTCAGTAGCTTTAGATGAGTTCAAAAGGATTTCAGAATCATATAATGCTTTGATTGATTCTGTATTTTGTAATTGTCCCATACAAAATTTTAAATAGCTTAGACATACTGTAAGAAAGAATTCAAAAATCTGTATACTGAATTCTGGTGTGGGAGAAGATTCAATGGCACGTCCACCATATGCTATAATTTCACGACACTTTAAATCACCTAATGTAGATGTGGCATAAGTTGCTTTCATTTTATAAAACCATCCTACAGTATTATTAGAATCTAATTCTAATATTTGATTAGCATATAATAGGGATTCTTGTGCGTTATCAGCCGCTATTGCAGTTTCGCATAACTTAATAATATTTTGGAGCTTAGAATGTCTACCTGTATCGATAGGTTCTGGTTCTTTGATTGAATCTTTGAAATCCATAGTATTTAGTATTTTGGTATTATATATATTATTTCTCCGAACTGGACGAAACGACATCTGCACATGCGGCAGTGTCTTCCGTGTGGACATCCGTTTTTTTCCTTTCTTGGAGCAACTCTATTAATTCTCCATTTTGCCGGATAAGTTCTGCATTCATTTCATCATGTCGCTTTCGCTCATCAATCATGGCTTGGACAAATTCATAAGGAACGGATTGCTTGGATGTTCCTGATTCTTCTTCAAAATTAGAATCACAAAAGGGAGTGACTCTCTCCTTTCCATATACATCTATCAATTTATGAACGAAGTTTGCAGGGAAAGCTTCACGGCCATTTTCAACACGAGAGATGAAACTTTGCTTACATCCTAAAACGTCTTGTAAATCAGCTTGTTTCAGTCCGTTTTCTATTCTAAAATCCTTTAGTTTAAAATTCATGTAATGTAAAATATGTTAAAACGAAAAATAAAATATACGAATATATTAGTATATATACGAATATTTGTATATTTGTCCCGTTATAAGTTTTATAACCGAACAAAAATAGTTTAATCCTAAGTAATTAACAAATAAATGAGGAGGTAAAATGGAAAATTTGACATTGGAGTGCTATCGAGGTTTTATGCAATCTCCTAAGGTTGCAGCTAAAGAATTAGGCGGCTTGTTTAACGCAACATTGATTATGAATTTAGGACGTCCCATTTAACGCAACATCATTATGACGATAACGCAACGTTGATTATGGGGAGGGTAGGAGGGCAAAAAGGAGAGTGCCCGAGATTCACATCCCGGACACTCCATTTAACGCAACGTTGATTATGACATCAACGTTGATACAAAGGTAATTAAAAAATGATTAATAGCAAATTTTATGGTAGAAATGGAAAGTATAACATTGAATCAGAGGACTTTTAGAGGATACTACGACGCATTGCCTGATAGAAAAGTATCCAAAGCTCCTAAGTCTGCTTTTGTGGACCAAATTGCCTCGGTCACTATGAAATCCACAAAGACAGTACGTTGTTGGTTGTCCGGGGCGCAGAAACCGGATGCTTTAGCACAAGCTATGATTGAAAAGGAATTGGGTATACCTGCGTCAGAATTGTTTCCGGAGGATTGAGTATGCGACCGATTGAATTCTATACGACACCAGGGGGAGAGGTTACTATCAAAGAGATAGGGATGCCCGAACGCCAGTTGAAAGAATCCGATACAGAATTCATTCAACGGTTCTTGGAAGTTCTTGAAGAATTCTATCCGGAGGCTTATAAGGCATTACGTGAGGCTTATGCCAAATACGACGGGAACCGATTGTGGAGAGATTTTCTTGCAGTACGTCGATTCATTAAATGTAATTTCGGTCTATATGATAATGAAATTGATATTGATGAAAATTGGAACTTTAAGTTTGAATTCGTGGGATGCCCGATGCGAGGTGAATGTGCAGGGTTCAAGGTTATTTGTCAGCCGAAATTCAACAGCAATTTATCAGATCGGCAACTTGAAATAATGCGCTTATGCTATGAAGGGTTGTCCGATGAAGAAGTCGGTAAAAGAATGTTCCTCTCTTCCCACACGATTAACAATCATCGTCGTAACAGTTTCCGGAAATTGGGTGTTCACTCTATGGCAGAGTTTAATAGGTACGCAGCCGAGAAAGGATTATTTAAGACGGCCGTTTAACGCAACATTGATTCATTTAACGCAACACTGATTATGGCTAAAAAAGAAGTAGAAGAAAGAGAGCTTACCGGAGGTGAAATAGTTGTAGCCGCTATCATATTGATTTTGGCTCTCTATGTGCTTGGAAATGCTACCGAAGTATGTAGGATAGTAATTTCGTTAGTGATGATGATAGGGGCTTTAGTTCTAGTATACCAGGCGAAGTACCCAACTAAGAAAGGAGGTTAATATGACAGACCAACAATATTTAATTAAGAATCTTCTGATTGGCGCTGCCGAACTTGGTGCGGCTACGCAGAGGAAGTATGATCATCCACGTTTAGACTTGATAACTCAACGTGAGGCTTACAAGTTCTTTGAGGAACGGGATACAGTATACGGTGAGGTATTTACTCACGGTGAAGCATGGGTGAAAAAGATGGTGAAGGAGGGCAAACTTCATCCCAAACGCAAAGGAAGATCAGATAACTCACCGCTTATGTATTCCAAAACAGAAATGATTGCTGTTTACAATGCTGAATATGCGGTAATACATGGGATTTTTGACGGTACACAACTATAGTTGAAGATAAGTGAATAATTCGAATAAATAAAAAAATGAAACAAAGCCGAATGTGTACAGTAAGTCACGGAAATTGCTTAAGAAGTTCAAACCTTCAGGGAGGTAGTTTAAAGGCTATCTTGCTATGCAGCACCTCTTCTGCTTTGTTTTTATAAAGATTTAAACTGATAAGAAAGAAATACTAATTGAATGTGTATGAGGAACGTGGGGGTGCCTGCCCTGCCTTAATAGATCGGCTTCAACCGGCGTCATGCACATTTTTAATACATAAATACTATGATAAGGACAAAAGTAAAACTCTATTTGAAAGGTGAAGGAGGAGACACCGATTCTATAACAACATGGATTAATCTCCCGGAGCAAGAGGCACACGATCACTATATAGGTAAACGGCTTAATATAGGTACAGTTGCAGATCGCATGATGAAATGTCATAAGGTCGAAACCTTGAATGTGCAAGATAAAAAAACAAAGGGGGCAATTAACAAGGCTCCGATTATTTAATAACTCTTTAAATATAGCATTATGAGTACAGAAGAAATTAAGAAAAAGGCTCCCTATAATTTGAGGGAGAAGAAAGAGAAGGATGCAAAATACAGGTCATTAATCAGACCTGCTCTAGCAGATGAGTTATACGATAAGATTCTGAAAATTGTCGTTGCTCAAAAAAAGTACAAGGACCCAGATTACTCTGCTAAAAAATTGGCGAAGGAATTGAAGACGAATACTCGCTATCTTTCAGCAGTTATAAACTCTCGTTTTGGCATGAACTATTGCTGTCTGGTTAATGAATATCGGATTAAGGATGCTTTGCATTTATTGACTGACAAACGTTATGCCGACAAAAATGTGGAAGAAATTAGTGATATGGTTGGTTTTTCTAATCGTCAATCGTTCTATGCTGCTTTCTATAAGAATGTAGGTGTCACACCTAGAAAATATCGAATCGAAAACCTGTAATATTAACGCAACAAGATTATGGCAGATATAAGGATTGTGAGAATGAAACTCACTAATTTTAAAGGAATTCGTTCTCTGGAAATGAACTATGATCCGGAAGTGACTAACGTTTTCGGAGACAATGCGACGGGAAAAACTACTTTGATGGATGCTTTTCTTTGGACTTTGTTCGGTAAAGATAGTCAGAACCGCGCGGACTTCAACATTAAAACGCTTGATGCAGACGGGAAAGCTCTTCCTAAATTAGAACATGAAGTTGTTGTGGTCCTTTCGGTAGATGGAATAGAAACCGTTTTCCGTCGTTGTTACAAAGAGAATTGGGTGAAGAAGCGGGGAACCACTAAAGAGGTGATGGATGGACATAGTGTTGATTATTACGTAGATGATGTACCTTTGGGTAAGCGTGAATATGATACTAAAGTTTCAGATATTTGTCCGGAACAGCTGTTCCGGCAGATAACTAATCCTGCTTATTTCCCTTCTTTGAAGATGCAGGAGCAGAGGCGAATGTTATTTGAGATTGTAGGTGGTGACATAACTAATACAGATGTATTCGATGAGTTAATAACAATAGGAAACAAGGATTTATACACTCCACTTATTGATGCTCTCAATTCTGGTAAAACTCTTGACGAATATAAGAAGCAGGTTGTTTCACAGAAGAATAAAATTAAAGGTGAGGTAGCCGATATTCCTGGTCGTATCGAAGAGAACCACCGGAATATGCCAGAGGAAGAAGATTGGGTAGCCTTGTCTTCCGAGATTGAAGAAAAGGAAACCGAGATTAGAAACTATGATTCTCTGATTGCTGACAAATCAAAAGCTGACGAAGAGGAATCCGCTCGTAGGCGTAGTGTTCGTCTGCAGATAGATGATAAGTATGAGCGTATGGAAGGGATTAAACGCCAGATCAAAAAGGATGCCAATACAGAACATGATAAATGGTACTCTGATTTGTCAGCAGAAGAAAGCTCTATTTCTAATATGAATACGGATATTCGCTATTTGGAAAACAAGCTATTAACGCTAAATAACTCTTTGACGGAATATCAATCGCAAAGAAGTAAATTGTATGAGGAATATAAGAATATCAATTTGATGCAGTTTGAAGTTGATAGTTCATGCCTTGTCTGCCCTACATGTAAAAGAACATTTGAAGGTGAGGATTATGATAGTAAGTTGCAAGAAATGCAAGATACTTTCCAAACTAATAAATCTACTCGTTTGAATGACAATATCAAGAAAGGAACTGCACTCAAAACTAAGATTGAGGATTTACAAAAACAGGTTCAAGACATTGAACAGGCTATCAAAGAAAAAAAGAATCTGTTATCTACTTTGGAAGTCGAGAAACAGCAGTTGCAGAATTCAGAGCCGAAAATAGTCGATGTTACGGAAGCTGTAGAACGGAATGAAAAGTATATTTCTCTGAAAAAAGAGATTGCACTATTGGAAGAGTCTCTAAGGACAAATTATACTCCTGCTGATGTATCGGAATATACTGCCGCTAAAAAAGTTCTTCAATCGGATATATATGCCCTCAAAGAAAGACTATCCAAAAGGGAACAGATTGAACGTACCCAGAAGCGGATTGATGAGCTGCAGTCTCAACTTTCGAATATGCAGCAGCAGATTGCCGACTACGAACAGATTGAAGCCTCGATACTTGACTTTATGAAATCGAAGGTCTCTCTGGTAGAGAAGCGTATCAATTCAGCTTTCTCCTATGTTCAATTTCGGATGTTCGATACGCAGGTAGATGGAACCGAGTTTGACACTTGCGAGTGTATGGTAGACGGTACTCCTTATTCCGATTTGAACACTGCAGCGAAGATGAATGCCGGTATTGATATCATCAATGCTATTTGCCGGGCAAAGGGTGTAACAGCCCCTATATGGTTAGATAATCGTGAAAGTGTGTGTAACCTTATCTCGTGTGCTTCGCAAATTATAAACCTCTTTGTAGAGAGAGGTGCAAAATTAACTATTCAATAATCATTTAACGTAACAGATTATGGCAGAAACAAATCAGAATCAAACAGGAGGTATGTTTGACAACAAAAGTGGAGCACAACCGGCTCCTGCACAACAACCGCAACAAAACCTTTCGATTGTCCAGAAAGATGTGGTTGATACTGTATTGTCTAAGATTAAAGACTTTGAAGAAGCAGGAGAGCTCAAACTTCCGACTAACTATTCAGCGGCAAATGCATTGAAATCGGCATGGCTTATTCTTCAAGAAACGAAGGATCGGAATGATAAACCTGCATTGGTGGTATGTACGAAAGAAAGTGTTGCAAATGCTTTGCTTGACATGGTCGTTCAAGGGCTTTCTCCGATGAAAAAGCAGTGCTACTTTATTGTATATGGTAGCAAACTTACTTTGCAACGTAGCTACCTTGGAACCCTTGCCATCGCCAAACGTGTGGGCGGTGTTAAAACGGCCATTGCCAATTGCGTATATGAAGGGGATGAATTTATATTCTCTGTTGATACGCAGACCGGGCTTAAAAAGATTATCAAACATGAGCAGACTTTGGAAGGTTTGGATGCAAACAAGGTTAAAGGGGCTTATGCTATTCTCACGACCGAGGACGGACGGAGTATTGTTGAGATTATGAATTTCGCCCAGATAAAACAGGCGTGGATGCAGGGAGCTACGAAAGGCGGTTCTCCGGCACATAAAAATTTCGGTGACGAAATGGCAAAGAAAACCGTGATCGGACGTGCTTGCAAAATTCTTATTGGTATGTCTGATGATTCAGCTCTATTTGATGAACCGGATGAAACGGAAACTGATATTGCTGCCGGACAGCGTGCGGTCCAAATAGAAGGGGCTGCTAATAAAAAGCGTTTAGGAGATATTGAGGACGCCAAGTTTGAGGAAGTGAAGCCTACTGCTCCTAAACCTGCCACTACCCAGCAACCGAAAGTAACAAACGATGCCCCTCCTCCGTATTAATTCAATTATGGCGAAGAAAGTAGATAACGAAAAAGGATTTCTGGTAATAGAGGTTTCGGCAGCGGAACTGTCTGCTAAAGCCGGAGGATATGGTATCTGTGACTATTGTAATACCCCTGCAGAAAAGGGGTATTATATAGCCGTTCTAAACCAATGGTATTGTCCTAAGTGCTATGATGAATTCTGTAAACGCGCAAAGTATTACCAAGAAGATACCGGAACGGAGAAGAGGAACTATGAGTTGTATTCTAAACTATTTGGAGTATGAAACTGAAAGTATTAGGAAGTAATAGTCTCGGTAATTGCTATATCCTTGAAAACAAGGATGAAGCATTGATAATTGAAGCAGGAATAAAACTGCCGAAGGTCAAAGCTGCGATGAACTACAACATCAAGAAGATAGTCGGTTGCCTGGTAAGTCATGAGCACGGAGACCATGCAGGATTTTACACAGAGTATCTAAAGATAGGATTTCCGGTAATTTCACCGGAAGCTGTTTATAAAAGCAAGGGATTCTCCGTTATGCCTCCATTCGCGAAGATCGCAGAGCCAGGCCGTGGTTATAGAGTAGGGAATTTTAAAGTGATTCCTTTTGAAGTACAACATGACGTTCCGGCTTTTGGTTATCAGGTAGATCATCCAGATATGGGAAGGCTTGTTTTTCTTACTGATACTTTCTATTGTGATTATACTTTTGATAATGTGAATCATTGGCTTGTAGAAGCGAATTATGCGGATGATATTCTTGATCGTAATATAGCAGATGGACGTATACCGATATCTATGCGTCCCCGATTGCTCAAATCGCACATGGAGATTGAGACTATTAAAGGGTTGCTATCAGAAAATGATTTATCACAGACACAGAATATTGTACTCATTCATTTGAGTGATGGCAATTCGAATGAGAAGAGGTTCGTGGACGAGGTTATCAGTTTGACGGGTAAGCCGGTGTTTGCAGCTAACAAAGGATTGGTTATAAATGTCAGTCGAATTCCTTACTAATTGTCTGCAAAGATTATGAAAAGCGTACCTGATTACATAGTAAAAGACCTGCTCCGGCTACTTCCTGTCCTTATTGAAAATGTTGATCTGGATGGTAAAAGTACCCGGGTGCAAAATGCAGTGAGATTAGTGAAAAATATAATAAAGAGACTATCTAAAATACAAGATTAATTATGCATACATGGTTTGAGTGTAAAATCCGTTACGAGAAAGTAATGGAAAACGGAATGCAGAAAAAGGTAACAGAACCTTATCTGGTTGATGCGCTTAGCTTCACGGAAGCAGAAGCGAGGATTATTGAAGAAATGACACCTTTTATCTCCGGTGAATTTACCGTTTCTGATATAAAACGTGCTAATTATAGTGAGATATTTACAAGTGAAGAAGAAGCTGCCGACCGCTGGTTCAAATGCAAACTTATTTTCATCACACTGGACGACAAAAGTGGTGCAGAAAAAAAGAATTCCACTCAAGTACTGGTACAGGCTGCCGACTTGCGCGATGCCGTGAAGAAGTTGGACGAAGGTATGAAGGGAACAATGGCAGATTATCAGATCGGCATGGTATCCGAAACACCTATCATGGACGTTTACCCTTATACAGAAACTAATATAGAAGAGCAGATTGGTACAAATGCCAATTCTCCGGTAGTAAGCACCTTCTTAAAGTCATTACCCGAAGGTTGTCGTACTTCCATCACGGTTGCCGGGAAACCTGTTATTATTGATAAGACAGGGGTATTAACGAGGGTTATACCGGACGAGGAACAGCGAGAGTAGTAACTACAAATCTATTGATAAATGGGGAGAAAGAATAAAATCGGACTTGAATATTTCCCTTTTGACATTGATTTCTTTTCGGATTTAAAGATTAGGAAATTAATCAAATACCAAGGTGGCAAAGCTGTAACTGTATATGCTCTCCTGCTATGTATTATTTATAAACAAGGGTATTACATGAGGTGGGATAAAGAGTTGCCTTTCATTATTTCGGAGCAAACGGGGTATGAAGAGGTGTATATTCAGGAGGTGATTAAGAGCTGCTTAGTAATCGGGTTATTTTCCAATGAGCTTTTTGAAAAAGAGAAGATCATAACTTCAAAAGGAATACAGGAACGGTATCAGTATATCTGCAATTTATCAAAGCGGAAATGTGTAATATCGGAGTTTATCCTTATTTCTTCCGAAGAAAAGCCTATTTCTTCCGAGGAAATACCCGTTTCTTCCGAGGAAATGCCTAAAAACTCCGGAATAAGTGCACAAAGTAAAGTAAAGGAAAGTAAAGGAAATAATAATACTCCCCCTATAATCCCCAAAAGGGGAGAAGCGAGGGAGCCGATTATAAATATTAGTGATATTAAAGATTTGCTTTTGAAAGATGAATTATGGAAAGAAAATGCTTGCCGACAATCTGGATTGAGTACGGAGTTCTTTTTAATGATTCCCCGACAAATTGATAATTTCCTTTCATGGATACGATCTACGGGTGCAGAAAGCACAGTTCTTACACTTCCTGACGCTAAACGTCGCTTTATTTATTGGTGGAAATATACAGGTCTAAAAGAGTGGAAAGATGAAAAAGAACGAATATCCGGAAAAACGAATCGGACAGGTGATAGCAGAAGCGCAAGCGATGGGGCAAAGCCTGACTACAACGAAGTTTTTTGATTTTATGTCTGATTTCTCGTATGCGCGGCATCTTGCATGTTTATGTGAAGCCGGTACGCAGATATTGGCTCGTGAGAATAAAACGTTTGTTGTAGATGAAAGTAACGAGCAGGTTATCCGTTTTCTGATTCACTACTTTAATCGATGTCGTTCTGCAGAGACTATCTATCCGGCAGATAAAGGCTATAAACTACATAAAAATATTGCTCTATGTGGTGATGTCGGTGCAGGAAAAACAGTTTTGATGCAGGCTTTTTCGGTGTATTTGCGGAGGATTAATAGCCCAATGCAGTTTCTGAATTTATCTGTCGGACAAATGGTGAACTATTACACGTTGCATAACAACTTGGATAAGTATACCTACAATGAGGATGATTCAAAGGCTTTTCAATATTCACCGATAAACATTTGCTTGAATGATATAGGTTTGGATTTGACAAACTTTTATGGCACAGGTACGAAGGATTTATGCAGTGAGTTTCTTTTCGCCCGGGCCGAGATATGGCAGTTTTATGATAAGTATTGCCACATGACGACAAACTTATCAGCTACACAGTTGAAAGAGTATTTTAAAGACGATTACAGTCGGATAAATGACAGGTTCAAATATTACAATTTGATTCATTTGTCCGGAGAATCAAGAAGATAACAATTAACGCAACTGATTATGACAAAGAATGATTTACCTAAAAGCTCACAAGAGCTTATTACCCGCTTTTTGCCCGATAGCGAGCAAGGGGGAGACGTCACACAAGTGGACGAGAAACAATTTCAAGAGGCTTTAATGAATCTCCATCTTGCAATGATGGGGAAAACGGAAAAACAAGTTTATACTCCCGTTTTTTCTTTTTGCTCTGGCACTTTGAACTCGGAGCTTCCGATGATCTGTATTCCTTCTAACAAATACAAGGAGGTTCAAATCTGTTTGAAAGATGGCTGGAGTTATCCAATTGCTACAATCAAACTATCCAATACAAATCGTTTGATTGATGCTGAAAAAACGTATGAAGACACAGCGAAATTGGGCTACGAGATAACCAGACGCTGGAATGCTTTTATCCCGAAAGGAGGTGAAGAATGATTAGCCTGCTGTATGTCGATTTGTTCTGTGGAGCCGGAGGAACTTCGACGGGAGTAGAATTAGCCTGTGTAAGTGACGAACAGTGTGCGAAGGTAGTTGCATGTGTGAACCATGATAAAAATGCCATAGCGAGCCACGCAGCTAACCACCCGGACGCATTGCACTTCACCGAGGATATCCGAACGCTTGAACTTTCTTCTTTAGTTGCACATGTGAACCGAATGAAGCAGATATACCCAGAAGCTCATGTGGTATTGTGGGCGTCGTTAGAGTGTACGAACTTTAGCAAGGCAAAAGGAGGGCTACCCAGAGATGCGGACAGCCGGACATTGGCTGAACACTTGTTCCGCTATATTGAAGCTCTGAATCCTTCGTATATACAGATTGAAAATGTGGAAGAATTCATGTCTTGGGGAGATATGGATGCTAACGGTAAACCTATATCCAAAGATAAAGGACGTTTGTACGAACGTTGGAAACGTAATGTAAAGAGTTACGGATATGAGTTTGAACATAAAATACTTAATGCTGCCGATTATGGTGCATTTACTTCCAGACGTAGGTTCTTCGGGCAATTTGCAGCAAAAGGTCTTCCGATTACATGGCCGGAACCTTCCCATTGCAAAGATGGAAAAATAGATATGTTTTGTAATCTGGAAAAATGGCGTCCGGTGAAAGATGTTCTGGACTTGCAGGATGAGGGTGAATCCATCTTTAACCGTAAAAAGCCGTTAGCAGACAAAACGCTTGAACGTATATTTGCCGGGCTCGTGAAATTTGTTGCAGGAGGAAAGGATTCGTTTATGATAAAATGGAATTCGATGAGCCGTAACGGTGGGTATAATGCTCCTGGTATTGATGAACCTTGTCCGGTGGTTAGTTGCCAAAATAGGTTAGGAATAGCCAACGTTCATTTTTTAAGCAAGTATTATAGTGGGGACCCAGATAGCAAAAATATTCCGGTTTCTGGGCCTGCTCATACTATCAAGTGCAAAGATAACCACGCACTTGTAACATCCGATTTTCTTGCCGCATATTACAGCAATGGTGATAACACAAGTTCCGTTAATAGTCCATGCCCGACGGTATCAACGAAAGACCGGTTTAACTACGTTCAGCCTCAATTTCTTTGTTCCTACAATTTTAATGATGCAGGTAAGGATATCAATGCTCCAAGTCCTACAATTTTAACAAAAGACAGGCTTTCACTTATAGCACCTGTGTTTATAGATCAGCAGTATGGACAGAGTAAACCTGCATCCGCAAATCAACCTTTAGGATGTGTTACAGCTAATCCAAAATATGCACTTGTCACTCCTTGGTTGATGAACACGAATTTCAGCAACGTAGGAAGTAGTTTAGAGCAGCCTGCGCAGACTATCACAGCCAACCGGAAGCATCACTATTTAATGAATCCACAATACCAAAGTGCAGGTAGTTCAATAGATAACCCTTGTTTCACACTGATTGCTAGAATGGATAAGACACCGCCTTACTTCATATCTACGAAACACGGCGTATATGCTTTCCATAACTATTATGGTTGGCTTTCAGAAGTAATACAGAAACGTCCGGTTTTCATTTTCAAAGATGTCGATTCGCTTTGCCCTCCGATATGGAAGATTATAAATTTCATGGTACTATATCAGATTGTCGATATAAAGATGCGGATGTTGAAGATTCCGGAACTGAAAAGAATTATGGGATTTCCAGAGGACTATGTTCTCATTGGTACACAAGCCGAGAAGAAAAAGTACATAGGAAATGCGGTTGAAGTGAATATGGCACGGGTTCTCTGCGAAGCTGTCAGCAGGAAACTACGAGAATTAAGAAAAGTGGCAGCTTAGTTTTATTCAAATTAGTAAGATATGAAAAACGTAGAACTGTTCAACGATCATTTCCAAAACTACAAAGTTTATGGAATCCCCAAAGCGCAGTTAATTATTGCCGACGTCCCCTACAATCTAGGAAATAATGCTTATGCCTCTAACCCTTCATGGTATGTGGATGGTGATAATAAGAATGGAGAAAGCGATAAGGCAGGCAAACAATTCTTTGATACCGATAAAAACTTTCGCCCTGCCGAGTTTATGCACTTCTGTTCCCAAATGCTTGTAAAGGAACCCAAAGAAAAAGGCAAAGCTCCTTGCATGATAATCTTTTGTGAATTTGAGGATCAGTTCCGGTATATTGAACTTGGTAAGAGATATGGGCTAAATAAATACATTAACCTTGTATTCAGAAAAGATTTTTCCGCACAAGTATTGAAAGCCAATATGAAGATAGTCGGCAACTGTGAATATGGATTGTTGCTTTACCGTGATAAGCTTCCCAAATTTAACAACGATGGTCGGATGATATTCAATTGCTTTGATTGGGTACGGGATAATGAAACGCCAAAAGTTCATGATACACAAAAGCCTGTTTCACTTCTTCGTAGGTTAATAGAAATCTTTACCGATAAAGGCGATGTCGTAATTGATCCATGTGCCGGCAGTGGTTCCACCTTATTAGCTGCCGTCCAGTTGGGACGCAGAGCATACGGATTTGAGATTAAAAAAAAGTTCTTTGCTGATGCGAATAAATTAGTATTGTCGCAAGTGCAACAAGCACTATTTCAATAATTCAAAATAATAAAGAAAGGAATAAATAATGAAAAGAGCAAAAGAAGCTTTAGAGATAGTAAATAAAATAGATGAAAAGTACAATCAGACTGGAGCTATCAAACAGTTTACGATTGATATGATTGAGCATTTTTCAGAAGAACTGAATGGATGTGTACTTGGTGAGAGCGAAGTGTCCGAAGAATCTATTCTCGGAAGTTTGAGCTACAAAGCCAATACCGCATTGGAAATATGCGACGACGGTCTTACTGATTTTTATGTGATACAAGAATTGTATGACGCTATTAACGAATAACAAAGTAGAAATGAAGAAATATCTTTCAAAAATAGAGGTGCAAATATTGGAGATACTTAAAGTCTTTGGTGAATTATCTGCGAAAGATATAGCAGTATTGTCAGGTAATAGTAGTGTGGAAATTACTGTAGAATGCATTTATATGTATTCTGCTTGCCTTATAGGTAGAACTCATCCGGATAGACCGAAAGAAATATTATATAGCATAACAGAGATAGGGGAAGAGACTTTAACATTATAAAAGATAATAATGATACAATTATGACAAAAGAAGAGTTCTCTAAATTAGAATGGCAACAAATCAGCTATGCAGAGGCTGATGCGGGTTCATGCACTTGGGAACATCATAGATGGTGCATTAAAAGGCAAATTATCCAGCCTCTAAAAAATGGGAAACCTTTTGGAAAAAGCCGCAAAAATTATTTTTATAGAGGAGTACATATTACTTTGAAAAAACTCTTAGAGATCTTATGATATGCAACATATTAATTAGAGTAAAACAAAATAGGAATGAAGAAAAGAAATACAAAAAAAGGAGAGTTTGTCTGTCGTAGACAAAAGCCTTCTGATAAGTCTTTTTCTCTCAAAGAAAGCTATCGGCTTGCCTACTTTGAGGTAATGAATAGACCAGCATATATTATCCGTAAACGGAAGATTAACAATGTTATTTATGTTGGCAGGGATAAAAGGGAAGCCGATAGACTTCTCAAATTCTTTAATAAATAACCCTCAAAAAATAGAAGTATGAAACAGACATTAGAGAAAGCAGCAAAAGAATACGCTGATGGGCTATATGATCCTGATGATAGAGACGTTCTATACAAAGAGACGCAAAAAGATTTTGTGGCTGGTGCCAAATGGCAAGCCAATCAACCTTTGTCTCAAGAGCAGATCGATATCAAATTATCTGAATATATCAATAGTACCAAGTCAGAAGATAAGCTCAAAATAGGACAATTTAGCCTTATTACTATATCTAGCATGGCGATAGATGCTAATTCAGCAAAAACGACATTAAGCACCGAGTTTACTCATAAGGGAAAACGATACAAGGCAGAGATGTTGATAACCCAAAAGGAAGTTTAATTCTAATCAATACAAGTATGAAACAATTTAAAGGCACACCCGGTCCTTGGGTCTTTGATGATTTAGCAATGAAAATCAAAGGTTCAGGAGATGTAGAAGGAATGACAGTAATTGCAAACGTTAGTCCGAGAATGGACTACTCAAGAGGAATGACAACCCAATGCAGAAATGCTGTGCTAATATCTAAGGCTCCCGAAATGTTGCATCTACTTAATAGTATGATGTTATCCATGAGAGCTCACCCAGATTACATGAGTGGCGAGAATCAAGAGTTTATCGATTATGTGGAAATGGCGGAAGAAATGATCGACAAAGCAATAATTTAATTCTTAACAAAAGAGTAATGAAGAAGATTGTAAAATGCGAAGTCGAACTTCCTGCCGGAGTTGAAAACGATGGAATGCTAGAAGACTTATTATCTACTAAAATCGAAGATGCTTTCGCTGAATCGTATGGTGTGAATGGAGATGATATTATTGCGTATAATGTCGAAGTGATAAATGAATAACAAATAAAGAAATGAAGGACATAGAATTGAAAATAGCTGAAATATTAGGGCGTGTTGCTCTTGATAATGATATGAAGATTCCTGATGATATTCAGCGATTAGCGAGAGCTACAAGGTATTTGGCTATTCAGATTGAGAAAAATGCTAAAGGTGTGGATATGTCGCAGGATATTATGAAATATACTGTAGCTATATTGGATAATACTATTGCGAAAGCTGTGCCGAAAGATACTAGAGTAGTGTCTGAAACGAGAAGAATTGACGCAACGTCAACGATAAGGTCAGATAAATAAAAAATAATTATGAGTAAAACGAAGATTATTATTCCCCACGAGGGAGTAAACGAAATTCCAAAAGGTTATAAACCTCTTATGACAAGCGAAGGAAAGTTAGTCGCCATTGTTCCGGAAGGAATGACAAAGAATGATGTGTACTGGATAAAGACTGAAAGGATTATTCCGGTTATAGATTGGGAACAACGACGTTATGAATTGGCGAAAGCTGCAATGCAAGGGTACTGTGCTAACTCGCTTGAATATGTAGTTAGTTCTGCCAATCATGAAAATATTGCCGAATGGTCTGTTTCAACTGCTGATGCAATGATTAAATTATTGAAAGAGATGATGGAATCAGTAAGCCAATTGATTGAATCAGTGAAGTCCGGTGGTAGACCTTCTTTTATCGGGGTTCTTTTAAGTGAATCCCAGATTGAAGAGTTGCGGCCTTATGTGGATGATGAGTACTATAACAATGTATTAAAATCCCGGCTGAAAAAAACTAATTAACTATCTGTGGCTAGGACTTGTAAACATCTTGTATTCGTTTTCTAGCAACTTTTTTACACGTGGTTTATTGATGTATTGCGTTGTTTGCTTTCTAACTATTCCGTTCTGCAGAAAAATAATTGTTTTGTTTTGCTCTCGGACTATAAAGCTCAATGCTATAATCACAAAGATAAGTGCTAGGTAGCCCAAAGCGATTAAATACACTATTTCTCTGTTGAAATAGAAGAAGTTTTTTAAAGTTCTAAAGTTGCTCATGCTTGCTATGTTTTTAAAAGAACGTGCCCGAAAATAACTACGCCCTTCATAGAGGTGCGGCAAACAACCCAACAAGGAAGCATAGATACAACGGGCACGTATATTGTGATAATGCAATACACGAACACCGTCCATTCTATTTCCTTGTTTTGAAAATTGCCGCTTTCTATGAAGGAGAGACTGAACGTCAATCGATACTCTATTTAAGTATCGGTGCAAATTTAATAAAAAGATTACAAAAACTTATCATTATGGATGCAAAACAATTTTTCAAGAGAGTTTCTTACATGCGGAAACTTCAAAAGGAATACTTTCAAACTCGTTCTTCTACTGTTTTGCGGCAGTGTAAGCAGGTGGAGAAGGAGATAGACGATGAAATTGAGAGAGCGAATAAGATAGTTGCGGAGCAACAACAACCAAAGCTTTTTTGATTATGAAGCGAATTTCGTTTAACACTACTGATGCTGACATCTTCCTTCGTATAGCTAAAGTCGCTAAGAGTGGAACTTTTGACGGCTCCGCGCATACTGATTATCTGGAAAGCTGCCGGTGGTTTGTAGAGCGATATGATTGTATTATCATTCTTACTCGTGATGTTGGATATCATACATCTGGATGGTGGAAGAATCCAGACTACGAACGTTGTTATCATTTGTCTATCTCTTTTCCGGGTGGGCGAGATATTAGGAAGTTAGAACACATTCTGGAAAAGTTCTTCGGGAATAATCGTCGTTTATTGTGGTGTGAACCTCCATATAGTAAACAGGGTAAACAGGCAGAAGTGTATCATTATCGTTTGTTTTGTAATGAGAATTGGCAACCAATAATGCCACGTGGAGAAGTCTATTCTAAACAGTTTACCGAACAGGGGTGGAAATCATATTCAGAACTACATGGTAGAAATCAATAACAAATAGTAATCATGAGAAAAGAACAAACCAAAGTTTATGTATTGATGCTTTCGAAGGAGTTTCCTAAAGAGCATCCGAAAGCCGGAGAACAAACCGGATTTAAAGAAAAGTTAGAGCTGGCGTTGAAAGCGCAAGAGCAAGCAGAAGAATGTGCTACCTGCGGTGGTGACTGCAAAACTTGCTATTGTCCTCCGGTATCTGGGATGATGAAAGTACACACTATCCGAACCAATTTAGAACGTTGGTCGGATATCATGCAAAAAGTACAGGAAGGGAAAGCTGTTATCTCTGTCCGGCAATGGAAAGGAAGGCCCTACGAAAAAGGGAATGTCCAGGTAGAACTTTTCCGTCTCGGCAAAGATGATGGCGTAGGACTTCAAACCTTGAGTGTCATGGAGTATACCGATGTCGGCGACGGGATAGAACGTGCAGTTTATTGTATCGACGGGAAACCAATGCCGATGCTTACTCTGAAACAAATAGCGGAGAACGACGGGCTGACTGTTGAAGATTGGAAAGCGTGGTTTACTGGAATAACATTCGACAAGCCGCTGCCGATCATACACTTTACCAAATTTAGATATTGATTATAAACCATTAAAATTTACGATTATGCAAGACGTAGAGAAAAGTTTAAAACCTCTTCAAGAGGGAATTATTAAAGAATCCGGATTAGAAGTACTTCACAACAACTTGAAGTCAGAAGAAAAACCGACTACAGTAAAACTGAATCCGGCAATCATTGTTCCGGTCCCATTGAAACGAAAACGATTAAGCGATGAATTGATTGAGGAACTGAATGCCACCTACGAACGTCCGGCCATCTGTAAAGATAAACATGGAGAGTACAAAGAAGGTGCTTTCCTACACGGTTCCAATTTGGTTATGACAAGTATATTAGAAGGACGTTGGCATCTGACTGTGAAATCAGATAAACCGCTTTCAATCTATGAAGTAAAAGCTGCACGGTATAAGTTTATTCCGGACGATGCTTACATGACACTTGTTTTCCCAAAAAGGTCAGAACTTGAAAAGTTTACTTCTCCACACAGTATGCAAATGATAGAGATTCAAGTCACCCAAAAAGAATAATTTTTGAGAGGGGGGGACTATAGGGGGGGAGAGGTGGTATTTTGTATAGTTTAAAAAGATAGTTTGAAGATGATTAAAAAATACGCTTTTGTTATCGGCATAGATACCGGAGTAAATACCGGAGTTGCCACATGGAATGTTACTGCAAGAAAGTTTGAGTTGATAAAGACTACCGCAATTCATAAAGCAATGATGTATGTGATAGAAATGTATAAAACGTACGGAGGAAGTATGTTAGTTCGTGTTGAAGATGCGCGATTAAGAACATGGTATCAATCTAGTTATAAGACAAGAGAAGAAGAAAGGGAAATGCTGCAGGGGGTTGGATCAGTTAAACGTGATGCTAAGATATGGGAGGACTTTCTAACTGATATTGGTATACCCTTTGAAATGATTCATCCTAAGGATTCAATAACTAAAGTCAATGCTCTGACATTCAGGAATATAACTAAATACGATAAACCGACGAATGAACATTCTCGTGATGCTGCGATGCTTGTGTTTGGGTATTAGACAGTAGGTTGATATTGGATATTGTGCGTTTATTAGACGATTTTTCTTTTAAAGATACGTTTAATAAACGCACTTTCTTTATATTTGCCAAGTAGTTACAGATGTTACATCTTAAAAATTAGTGTGAAAATGGAAGGATTATCAAGTTTAGAGGGTTGGGCTCTGATTGCGACATACTTTGTTGCTATGATGATGCTCGTTGTGTTCCTACGAAAACACAAAAAGACGAAAGAAGAATTTTTGGTTGCTAACCGATCTATGCCGTGGTTGCTTACAGCTTTTTCAATGGCTGCTACTTGGGTGTGGGCTCCGTCGATGTTTGTTGCATCGGAAAAAGCATATACGCAAGGTTTAGCCGGTGTGTTTTGGTTTGTAGTTCCGAATGTTCTTACATTGATTCTGTTTGCTTTCTTTGCCAATAAGATGCGTAAGCTCCGGCCGGATGGTTGGACATTCTCGGATTATATTCGTGAGAAGTATTCGAAACGTTGCCATAATCTGTATCTCATTGAATCGTTCGGGCTGCAGACGATGAGTTTTGCCGTTCAGTTGCTGGCCGGAGCAACCATCTTTTCAAAGATTACAGGAATATCGTTCACCGCTACAACGGTAGTGATGGCGTTGTGTCCTCTGGTATATACATTTGCAAGCGGTATTCGGAGCAGTATTATTACTGACTTCTGGAAGATGCTTTGGATAGTGATTGTTTTATTGTTAGGACTGCCAATTATGTTTTCAAGTGCCGGACCGGAAGCGTTGTTCAATGGTCTGGGAGGTGTTAGTGGTGGTTTTTCAGATTTGTTTTCGGGTAACGGACTAATGGTTACTTTGTCTTTTGGTATTCCTACAACAATCGGTCTGTTGTCTGGAACCTTCGGGGACCAGATGTTTTGGCAACGGGTTTTCTGTGTCAAGGCTGACAAGGTTAAACAAACCATGATTGCGGCCGCTGTGATATTTGCCGTCGTTCCTATTTCTTTGGCGTTATTTGGCTTTTTTGCAGCCGGAACGGGTTTGGCTATATCCGACACTCAACTAACAAACGTAGGGGCTGTAATGGCTTTTTGTCCTAAATGGTTTTTGTATCTGTTCTTTGTGCTTATACTTTCCGGACTGATATCGACTGTTGATAGCATTATTTGTGCGGTGAGTTCCGTTGCCGGACATGATGTTTGGAACCGAATATATGCAAACTATTCCGATAGAACACACAAAGGTTTTGGTACATCGAAATTGATGGTTTGGTTTGTGGATCGTGATATTGCTCTGGCTCGTATCGCAATGGTGGTTGTCACTATTACAGCTATTCTGATAGCAAATATTCCTGGTCTAACGATTTTATATCTTTTTTTGCTGTATGGGACCCTACGTTCCTCGGTAATGCTCCCGACGGTGTTCGCGATTCTCGGCAAAAGAATGAGCGAGAGAGGGCTGTTCTATGGTATTCTAACAAGCATGATTGTAGGGCTTCCGATATTCGCTTATGGGAACTTCACAGGTAATATTCCGATGATCGTATTCGGTTCTCTTTTCACTATCCTAGCATCAGGGATTATGGCAGTTCGTCGTAAACCGTTAAAGCGTGGTCCGGTTGAAATGGTGGTTAAGATTGACCGTTTGGAAATGGATAAGTGCATTGAAGAGATAAAAGCGGTTGGAGCGGAATACCTGCGTTGTGCCGAAAAAATGGAAGGTCAAATATGTGCTTTCCAAGCATTAACGGAATCTGCAAAAGAAACAGCAAAGGAAATCCGGAAGTCAGTCTATCACTACAAGCAGTTACAAAGTAATGCGTACCAGGTACGCCAGAAAAAACAAAAGTTTAATCATAAAAAATCACGTAGAAAATGAGAAAACTGTTTATCATGCTCGTATTGGTTGCAGTATCATTGGCTGCTAAAGCACAGGTTTACGACGGTATTACTCAACCGACTAAGTTTCGAGTATTTATGCCGGTAACTACATCTTTGGAAGGTAACGGTTCTACCATCGCTCCTTTTGTCGGCTATCGGACAGACGTTGCCAAGTGGCTTTTTGTTACTCCGGTGTTGCAGTATAATATGACATCCGAAGCTGTTTCTTTTGGCGCATGGCTGAATGTGAACTATCAGCAACGGTTTTATCTTTTGGCACGTTCAACGTACAATACGAAAGAAAAGATGTTCACTGAAACATTGTCCAGTACTATAAAACTCCCTGTCGGGTTTATGGTGGATGCTACATGGGATAATCTGTATAATGGTCGAAGGTTTATGAGTGGTGACCGTCTGCAGGTACTCGGTGGTCTGGATTATAGACGCTTTGTTTTCAATGCCGGATATTCTATGCGTGCGCTTTCGGGATTTGTGGCAAACATCCGATTCAAGGTAACTAAGTATAATTGGCTACAACTGAAATACGATGAAGGAGCAAAGGCTTTCATTACAAGTGTGGCTCTACAATTCAATGAGTTATGAAAACAGTTCTGGGTAAAAAACAGAGTTCATCGCATTCGGACTGGCTTCGGGTGTTTTCCAATATCGAGCAGTTTGTATCGAAGCAGGAAACCGACAATCTGATTGACCGTTTAGTCGAGCAGGTGAAGCCACATATCCACGGCAAACGTGTTGCTTATGCTTGGAGTGGTGGAAAAGATAGCATTGCTCTTGGTTTTATAATGGAACAGGCCGGAGTACATGACTGTTTGCTCGGGCGTTGTAATCTGGAATATCCAGCTTTTATGCAATGGATAGACAAACACCGACCGGCAGGACTGGAAATTATCAACACTGGGCAGGACCTTAAATGGTTGGCATCTCATCCAGAGATGTTGTTTCCAAATGATTCATCTTTGGCTGCAAAGTGGTTTAGCATCATCCAACATCGGGCGCAAGAAGCCTATGTGAAGAATCACAAAACGGATATTCTTTGTCTTGGTCGAAGACTACAAGACGGGAACTATGTAGGGCCAGGTGGAATGTACACCAACACAAAGGGTATCACCCGTTTTTCTCCTATTGCTGATACTAAGCATGAGGAAATTCTTGCAATCATCCACTATTATCATCTCCCAATGCCGCCAATTTACACATGGCCTCGTGGATTTCGTGTTGGTACTCACTGTTGGGCTGCTCGGCAGTGGTGCGGTAGCCTAGAGAATGGTTTTAGGGAAGTTTATGAAATAGATAGTAGCTTGGTAGAGGAAGCTGCTAACTATATACCTTCTGCGAGGCAGTTCTTGCAGGAGAAAGTTTAATCAATCAAATTTTGTGTAGGAATGAAAAGGAAGTTAGAAACAAAGAAAGTACTCCTGTCAGAATTGAAGGAGTTTCCGGGTAATCCAAATGTGCATCCGGAGGAACAAGTGAAGGCTATTGCCGAAAGTATGGAACGATACGGACAGTATTATCCAATCATTGTTGATGAAAACATGATGGTTCTTTGCGGTCATGGCAAGAAAAAGGCTTTGGAATATCGTGGAGAGAAAGAGGCTTTTATTACGGTCATGTATGGTCTGACCGATAAGGAGAAGAAGAAACTCGTTCTGGAAGATAATAAAATTCAAACGATGTCCCATGTAAACTTCGGTGACATGGAGAAGATTATCAAAGAAATCGGGGACGTCGATATCATTGGTTTTACTCCGGAATATTTGGATGCAATCATCAACGAAGTTAGCTCTGACAACATGGGGGTGAATTTTGCAGAACCGGCAAAAAGGGCACAACAGTTCACACCGGAGAAGGAAGCAGCCGACAATAAAGAGGTAGATGAATTTGAAGCTGGCATGCAGGCAGCCCGTACAATGGTGTGTCCGCATTGCGGCAAGGAGATAACAATTTAATCATAGGGCTATGGATAAGAATGTTGATTTATTCAAACCACTTCGGGAAATTCAGTTTGTAGACCGGGATAAGGTGAAGCCGAATGACTATAACCCCAACAAGGTTCTGGAAAAGAATCTGAATCTCCTTATGCAAAGCATCTTGACGAATGGTTTTTGTTTTCCCATCGTAGTGCGTCCGGACTTTACGATCATTGACGGATTTCACCGTTGGCTTGTGTCCGGCAGGGAACCGTTAAAGACCATGCTCGGTAATAAAATTCCTATTGTAGTAGTGGCGCATAAGGACGAAAGCCAAGATATGTACGGCACTGTCACTTTTAACCGTGCACGTGGTACTCACATGCTTGAACCTATGGAGAACATTGTGAAATCTCTGTTAGAAAAAGGTAAAAGCGTAGATGAGATCTCAAAGGAAATTGGAATGAGTGAAGAAGAAATATTCCGTCTGTCGAAAATTGATCGGGAGGAATTCTTAAAGCTCATGACTAAACGTACTCAAAGATTTAGTAAAGCTCAAATCATTCGTAGATGTACATAAAGGAATTGGATATAAATGTTGTTGAAGCAGCCGAACGCAGGATTCTCGAAGCCTTCAATAAGAATCAAAAAGTTGCCGTCAGTTTTTCTGGCGGCAAAGATTCTATATGTATGTGTGATATGTTGGTAAAGACTATGCAGAAATACTCCATTCCTTTTAACCGCATTATCGTAGTATTCTTTGATGAAGAAGCCATTTATCCAGATGTTGAGCAGATAGCACTTGAGTGGCGTTCACGATTCATGTCTCTTGGAGCAAAATTCTATTGGTTCTGTTTGCCTATAAGACACTATAATTGCTGCAATAGGTTAGCGAATGATGAGAGCTTTATCTGTTGGGAACCGGGCAAAGAAAGTGTGTGGGTGAGACCTATGCCTAAGTTTGCTATTCGCAATCACTCAATGTTCCGTATGGGAATGTCGTATCAAGAGTTTGGAGCTAAGATTTTCAAAAGTGTCCCCCCAATGGTTGGTTTGCGGATGGCAGAATCCATTCAGCGCAGGCAGTCTATCGCTTCAATTAGGACTTCACATTTCCTTTACCCTTTGTACGATTGGAGGGATTGCGATATATGGCTATATATCAAGCTGTATAATCTCACTATCCCAATGACATACATTTACTTGTATAAGACTGGTGTTCCTGCAAATAAATTACGTATTAGCCAATTCTTTAGTATTGATACGATCAAATCATTGCCAAAGGTCATGGAGTTTTATCCGGACCTATATCAACGGGTGATTCGTAGAGAGCCGAACGCTGACCTTGTAATGCTGTATTGGGACACCGATATGTTCCGGAGTTCTAAGCAGGATCGGAAGTTTGAGTTGGATAAGGACAAAGATTATCGTATCATATTCCGAGATGCAATGAAAAAAGCTGCGTCACATCCAGACTTGTATCCAGGTTATGAAACAGCAAAGAAACTATATGCTAAGATGTCCGGTAGAGAATCTTCTAAAACGTGTCAATTGTCTTATCAGTTATTGATAGCGGGAGACCCGAAGAAACGTTCCTATCGTGCTATTTTGGGGGCTATTTATAAAGAAAGGGGAGGAGGAGTATAAAATGCCTAAGGCCGAAGAGGACATTCAGAAAGATAAAGAAAAGTTGCTCGATTCATTGAAGGAATGTAGCGGTATTGTCACGTTTGCCTGTGAGAAGGTTGGACTCTCACGACAGACGTTTTATCGTTGGTATCGTGAGGATGCGGATTTTAAAGAACGTGCTGATGCTATCAATGAATTGCAGATTGATATTGCCGAGGCCTCCCTTCTGAAAAAGATACAGAAGGGAGATACTACGGCTATCATTTTCTATCTGAAAACCAAAGGCAAAAGTAGAGGATATACAGAACGTAAAGAGATTGTTGCTCCAGATGGAGTAGGGGTGCAGGTAACAAGCAAAGATTTTGATGTGTCGAAGTTATCAGAGGAAGAAAGAAAAGTATTGTTGAGCATTGCGGAGAAGCAGGATAAAGCAGCAAAAGAGTGAGTTTAGGTCAGGTAGATATATTGAGCATGGCAAGAGCCGTTCAGGCGGATGAATGTAGGAGATCTTTTTTCTACTTCGTGAAAACGTTTTGGGCGGTTATTATACCGGAAACTCCGGTATTTAATTGGCATATTCCGTATCTGTGTGAAGAACTTCAAGAACTATCTGGCTATATCGTACGCAGGGAGAAGAAGCCCTATGACATAATAATCAATATTCCTCCTGGTTCCACCAAATCAACTATTGTCACAATTATGTGGCATGCATGGCTTTGGACACAGGATGCACGGTTGAGAATTATTTCAAACTCCTATTCGGGTGATTTGTCGTTAGAACACGCTTCGAAGTCGAAGGACATCATCACTTCGGACTTGTATCGTACTTTGTTTCCGGAAGTGGTGATAAGACACGATAAGTCCGGTAAAGGTAGCTATGAGAATATAAAGGGAGGCGCCAGATATTCTACTTCGACAGGTGGTACAATTACCGGAAAGCATGCGCATGTGATTATCAACGATGACCCCGTAAATCCGAAACAGGCAGAATCTCCAGCGATGAGACTGCAGGCAAATGACCATACGAAAACACTATCATCTCGTAAGGTTGATAAAAAGAATACTCCGATGGTAACTATCATGCAGCGTTTGCATGACGATGATGTGACTGGATATCTGTTGAAAAAGAAAAAAGATAAGATTCGACATATATGCCTACCGGCAGAAGTTTCCGACCGTGTTAATCCTCCAGAATTAAAGAAACGATATATCGATGGGCTTCTTGATCCGGTTCGCATTGATCGGGAAGTAATTGATGAAGCAAAAGTAGACCTTGGTAGTCGTGGATATGCTGGGCAGTATGAACAAGCCCCTTCGGTTGAAGGTGGTAACATTGTTAAGGCAAGTTGGTTCGGGCATATACCAATGTCGCAGTTTCTTGCTGTTCGTGGTGGTGCTCCGATACATTTCTTCCTTGATACAGCATACGATGAAAAGAAAGCAAAAACGGATAATGACCCTTCCGGAATCCTTGCTGCATGTAGAATACAGAACAATTTATACTTGTTCCATGCACAGAAGGTCTGGAAGGAGTTTCCAGAATTAATGAGGTTCATCCCGGACTATGTGCGGGCACATGGGTACGATAGTCGCAGTACGATACGAATAGAACCGAAAGCGAATGGTATAACGGTCATTCAAGCAGTTAAGAAGTACACGAGACTGAATGTAACCAGAACACCTGCACCGACAGATAGCAAAGAAGTTCGGTTACATGGTGTCTCTCCTAAGATTGAGTGCGGTCGGGTGATATTGGTTGAGGGTGATTGGAACGAAGAGTTTACAGATGAGGTAAGTCAATTCCCGGCAAAGACGCATGATGAGTATGTAGATATTCTAGTTTATGCAATCAATTATCTTCTGGATGATTCCTATGTCGAATTATCGGAAGAGGATGAAGATAATATTTTAAGTGCTTTAGGTGGTTAATTTTTTAATATTGTAATTATGGGATTGTTTAATTGGATTGTTAATGGTGTGAATGCGGCTGTTGGTCGCAATCAAGAGTTTGAACAACTTTTGAAAGCAAATGATGTTAGCCGTGCTTTGTCTCAAATGACGGATAACTCTGCGAAGGTTGAAGCTGCTTTGAAGGTTTATGATACACAGCAGCATGAGGTGATGAATAGACCGAGTAAGGCTGTCTTTGGTAAGAAGGACCCAGTGACGGGAAAACGTAAGTTTCTCCGTTATGATGAGAAATGGAAGATTCCTATTCCATATCCGGTTTTTATCAATGAAATGGCTCTTGTATTCTTGTATGGCCGTCCTTTGAAATGGACGCAATCATCTAAGGGTACGGATAGGGCTTTTTCCCGTTATATTGATTTGATTAAAAGCACCAGATTCAATGCGAAGATTCGTGAGGCAAAGCGTCTTGCCGGTGCAGAGGGACAAAGTGCTTTGCTCTTTCATACATACCGGAACGATGAAGGTAAACCGGATTGCTTGATTAAAGTTGTGGCTAAAAGTCTGGGTGATGATATATACTTCCGGAAAGACCAATTTGGACGAATGATGTGTTTTGCTCGTGGGTATAACTTGCAGGAGGTTGGCGGTGAAATCAAATATCATGTTGATATACACACAAAGAAGATGATATATCACTGTAAGCGTAACGCTATGGGATGGGACATTGAAGAAGAAGTAAACCGTGCAAAGAAAATATGTGTGGTCCTTTTTGAGCAGGAGCCGGAGTGTGCAGGTGTTGAGCCGATGATGCACCGCAAGGAAATGATGGTAAGCCGAAGAGCCGACGTAAACGACCGATTCTCTGACCCTGCATTGGTTGCAGATTCGGATATTGTTAATTCTTTGCCAGAAAAGGGAGAGGATAGTAAGCTGTTCATTTTGAAGCCCTCAATGGATGGTGCTAAGAAACCGGAAATGAAGTATCTCACGTGGGATAATGCTCCGGAAAACCAGAAGCAGGAAAGCGAGGAATTGGACGATAAGATTCACCGTTTTTCTTTTACTCCTAAGATTGACTTTGATACGATGAAGAGTCTTTCCCAGATTTCGGCTAAAGCATTGAAACAACTTATGCTCTTGGCTGTAATCAAGGCAGACAAGCACAAGGAAAAGCACGACGAATATGCAGACCGTATCACCAGTGTTTTCATAGCGATTATCGGTAATGTTTTGGATATCTCTCTTCGGGATGAGTGTGATAATCTGGTTGTGGAGCACGAGTTTCAAGAGCCATTCGGTGAAGATATAGAGTCTGTGCTTAATAATCTGATTAAGACAAAGAATGCCGGTGGTATGTCCGACGAAACATTTATTGAAATGAATCCGATCATCAAGGATTCTACTCTGGAAAAAGAACGTTTGAAAGCGCAACATGAGCAAGAGTTAAAAGAAGAGAAAGACCGGTATAAACAGGATGTTTTCGGTAGTGCAGAATAAAGGGCATGGCAAAGATTGATGAGAACAAGTATAAACGGGCATTACTTCAACGTACCGAAGGATATGCTGCAAACGTCCGGACAATCTACCTGGATGTGATGGGACAGCTTATCTCTTTAGCATTGGAGATTGAGCCTATCCATGACGCTAAGAAGCCGTTTGTCTTTGCTGACTATCCTACTATATCTGACAAAGCAAACGTTCTGTTACGGGAACTGTACACCCGTGTGTATCAACAAATACAGTCTGGTATCATAAACGAGTGGGAGCAAGCTAACTTAAAATCAGACGAACTCGTCCGATCCGTGTTCGGTAAGAAGGCTGTGGATAATGAGCATTTTGCGCGCTACTTTGGGCGTAACAAGAAAGCTATGGATTCTTTCTTTGCACGAAGGTCCGGAGATGATGGATTGAACCTGTCTCAACGTATTTGGAAATATGAAGGGCAGTTTCGGCAAGAAATGGAAATGTCTATTGATTGTTGTATCGGGCAAGGAATGTCTGCAAATTCGATGGCGGCAAAGGTGAAGCAGTTTCTCAATCAACCGGATAAATTGTTTAGACGGGTTCGTGATGAACGGGGAGAGCTTGTTTTATCAAAGAACGCGAAAGCTTATCATCCGGGGCCAGGTCAATATCGTAGTAGTAGCCGCAATGCTCAACGTTTGGCACGGACGGAGCCTAATATTGCATATCGGACAGCCGATCATGAAAGATGGGCCCAACTTGATTTTGTTGTAGGGATTGAAATAAAGCTCTCAAAGAATCATCCGGAAAAGGATATTTGTGATAAACTAGCCGGAGTATATCCTAAAGGCTTCAAGTTTACGGGATGGCATTCTAACTGTATGTGCCATGCGATTAGTGTGCTTGCTTCGGATGATGAAGTAGATATGCTCACTGATAAGATTCTTGCCGGAGAGGAAACGGCAGGATTCAAATCGAAAAACGAAGTTACTGAACTGCCAAGTGAGTTTTATTCATGGATGCAGGAAAATGAGGAGCGAATCGAAAAGGCAAATAACCGTGGCACTCTTCCATATTGGATAAAGGATAATCCGCAATACACAGGTGTTAAGGTAAAAGCAATGAATACTGGTGAGCGGAATGATATTCGAAAGAAGTCAAAGGAGAAATATCAATCGTATGATGAGAAGTGGGATAGGACGTATTTCGATGAGTTCAGTGGTGGCTTTAATGTCTATCATCAGGAACATCAGTTCACCAACACACAGGGCGGTGGTGATGCTGAAAAGATGGTTGGTAAGTTATTAGCAAAGAATAACGGGAAACAGGTGGAGTTCCTGCCGGAGAATGGTAAGGGCAAAGGTGTACCAGATTTAATGTTCGACGATCATACGTGGGATGTGAAATACATTGATAACGCCAATGAGAATACTATTCGCGCATATATCAAAGATGCTCGGAAAGCTGATCGGGCAATATTCTATTTCACGAATGAGAAGTACCAGGAACTACGTTCGGCTATCAACAGGGAAGTCGGACGCTTTAAGGGGATGAATAGGTTAGGCGAACTTCCAGATATTTACTACATGGATAATGAGGGACTGCTAAAACTGTTGTGGAAGAAGTAATTATTATTTTTGAAATTGATTAGTTTTATTTTTACCTTTGTAAAAAAGTAGAGTATGAATGAGTATTTGTCATGGAGTGCTATCATTGCATTCTTCATTTTCATAGCCCAGCAGATTTTTAAAACTTGGTTAGATTATAGAAAATATCGTTCCGAGGTTGTTTTTAGTAAACTCTATCAAGAGCGTGCAGAAGTTGTCAAACAGACATTTCAGAAACTGACAATATTGCACCAAACGTTGGCTGATTTTACACGAGCAGCGCAAGTTATATACAATGGTGATACTGTTGAACAACATCTATATAAATTGGCTGTTTCATTTGATAATTCATATATTGATACAAGGAACTACTTTTCTTTAAATAGGATTTATTTATCGTATGAGTTGTGTGATAAAGTTGAAAAAATAATATCTGAAATTCATGATTCTGCATTGGACTATAGTTTTTTAGATAAGGACATCAGAGAGTCTGTAAAAGAAAGGGATATGTTATATATTAAAGAAAAAAGAGACCGATGCAGAGTAATAAGAGATAAAGTGGAAGGTGAAATATCGGGACTCTTAAATGAATTAGAATCTGAATTTAGAAAGGCACTTGAAGCTAAATAAAAAACAGGTATTAAATTGTATTATCTTATTTTTTTAAGAACTAATGTAATCAACATTAGTTCTTGCTTATACTAAAGACGTACGGAGTGATATATTTAGTAAGAGTAACATAAAGGCTATGTAATTCTCTGATTGAATGAAAATTGAATATTAAAGATAGACGTTCATAGTCGTTGCCGAATAAGTCTTTTGATTTTTTATCTATAGAATTAGTATTAGTATAAAATGAACATCTGGATATTTTGTCTAAGGTTGAAATTAAAATCTCATCTTCGGATATAATATTGGGGATATTATTTATGTTTTTGATTCTTTCCAATATTTCTTTTGCTGTATAATTCAAACTATTAACGTCAGTATTTATGGAAGCTGAATTTTCAACCAATATACTTGGATTTATTTCAACGTTAAAGGAGCAGATTGTTTCAAATTTTGTATGAGTTTCATTTTTTATCTTTAAAAGTTCTTTTTGTGGTATTTTTCTGTAATACTTGTCCTTAACTTCTAATGAGTAGATTTTAACTACATATGCTAGTACCATTTGCATATTATTAGCTATATAAAGCAAATCATTCGATATAATACTTCTTATGACTTTCTCCTTTCTTTTCTCCGGTATATATACTAAGATGTAATAGAAGAAAGTACTTGTAATTACCCCAATACTAAGGTCTACAATTAAACTGTTTATTTTATCTATCTTGTCTACAGGGTAGTCGCATTCAAAAGATGGAATCAAACCAAAAATGATTTGGAACAATAGAATTATTGAGACGATATTTAGTATGCCTAAAATTATATATAGTTTTTTCATATTTAGATTTTAATAAAAAGGGCGGATTATTGCTCCGCCCGGGCTGGTGCAGAAAGCGGGAACATTACTTCCCTCACTCTTTCCGCAATGCAAAAATACAAATAAATTTTAGGGAAACAATAAGTTAGACCTCATATCCTTCTGATTTTAACCTTTCCAACTCGTCCGCAATTATTCGATCAAAAGATTTGGATATGACATCTGGAAGAATAAACCATACTGGGCGAGCTCTTGAAACAGGCATTCCTAGACAAATTTTCAGGCCACTTTTTTTGTCAGGGTTATCCCATTCATTTCTGCCGACATTCCATCTCATTCCGTACACTTTGTTTTTTTCCCATTCCAATTCTGCAATTGAAAAAGAATAGAGTCCCCCATCAAATATAACATTAATGACTTTCAGGTACTTTTTGGGGGAGATTACCTGATTTGGGTTTGTGTAATTCATCATTGTTTTTACTTTTTATTGATTTGCACTGCAAAGATAATCAGGAAATAATGATTTTGCAATGTTGTAAAATAAGAAAGAAAGGGCGTCCGTTCCGGCCTGCCCTTTCTTTCTTAAAGATTTGGACCGTTTAAAAACGCCTAAAATTACCTTTCTTTCTCTTTCCTCCTTAATTCGCCTAACCGGATGGTGCACTTATCGTTGCTGTACGGCTTTTCCTCTAGGTGAAATCTGGACTTTAGATAGCCGTAGCTTATTCCTAACTGTTCAGCAGAAAAAGTATCGTAAATGGCCGCTTGTGAGCCAAAATAGAAATGCTTATCTGTTTTTCCTTCGACCTCTATTGGTTCCGGGAATTCAACGTGGTATACTTTACTTCCTTGTTTCATCTTTCTTTTCGAAAATAAACTGACTTGGATTTATTGGGTATAATCGCTTATATTTATCTGCTATTAAATTTTGCAAGTTATGTATGAATGGCACTCTGATATACTCACAACCCATAAGTGCACTTGATGTTGGTTTTTCCATAATACAAACGTAGTCTGCTCCGTTTTTTGTAATATCAATTACGATATGTGTTCCATCCTGTAATGACAGTTCTTTTTCATAAACTGTTATTCCCACAAGACCATAGAGATGTTTTTTTTCTATCTCAATATATCCTATACTTTCAAGAGTGCTCCCATTTACAGGAATACCTTCTATCATATTTCCACAAAGGTTGCAGTTTATTTCAAATTGACCGTTATCATCCGCAACTGTGATAATGTTTTTGTCATTATCTATTGCTATTACTTTCTTGTATTCTCTGGTAAAAGTTCTAGGGTTACTTGCTGGAATATCCATTTTTAAGCAAATGCAGTTTCCTATTTTAAAATTACTCGCATTCATAAATTTTAGTCTTTAATTAATACTTTTCTAACGATTTGGCTACTGAACTCACCATTTTTTATCTTACTCCATATTTCATCTTCTGTAATACTTCCATATCTTCTATCGGATGATATATGTTTTTGTAATTTAGGAACTATGTCGCATCCTAAAGAATCTAATGCCACAGTTGTATGAAGTGTTAGATGCTTATCACTGTCAATCTCACTTAAAATTTTGTCTAATGTTTCCATACTGATAATTTTATAAGTTATTTACAAATATAGTTCAAATAATTAATATACGAAACAGATTCATCAGTTTTAATCGAAGTCAAATAAACTTAGTTGTAGAGGATTTTTGGGCACATTATCCCTGCTTTTCGTGACACTTTCTGGATTAAGTGTGATTGTTTTAACCTTTTTCGGTAGATTTTCCTCTATTGTTGGTTTAGGAACTTCCTTTGAGGCTTCATGTTCTAACCTGATGTTTTCCCAGATTTTGATAGTAATAGATTCCTCTTTGGTAATTTCCCGAACGGTTATTAGTGGTATTGGAGAGAAGCAGGTAGTGTTCAATCGTTCATTAATCTTCCAACCAGCATAAAAAGAGTTAGGGTCTAAACTATCGTGACATATAACTTCTCCTACACACCCATGAATGATAAAGTTACACACAGTCATAAGGCAGCAGGTTCGGTCTATATCTTCGGCACAAAGGTAGTTCCCAATATTCCGGACATGCCAGGCAAGTAATGTTCGTCCGCTACCACATGCCGGGTCATTGATATATTTTCCTGTAGCCTTTTCATTATTATCATTTATTTCTTTCATCATATCACAGATACCGGTCGGAGTAAAGAACTGTCCGGTTCCTTGCTGTTTCATTTTACTTGCCACGCAAGACATATATAAATCACCGAAAGGATCATACCATTCATTGCAGACTAATTGCTTTTCCATAATTTTAATCCACTCTCGAAACATGTCCCAGAAAACAGATGTTTGTTCCGGTTTATATTTCCAATTTTCTAGCGGTTTTGCATCCGGTGTAAAATAGTGGATTATATAGGTGAGGAAATCATTGAAAACTTGGCTAACATCAAAACCATTTTGATATGTGAAGTTATTTATCAGTTTTTCAAGTTCCCTTACCTCTATAGGGGCTTCGTAACTATTTGCCATTTTGTTAATATATAAAGTCTACGAATACCTTTGTAGTTCCTCTAATCAGTTTTTCATGATTAGAATCTTCATATTTGTATGTACTGTATTTTCTTTCTGATGAAATATATTCACCCCTGACCCAAACCGGAGCCTTCTCGCTGTTTTTTAAACGGAAAAACTCACCTTTCTTCAATTTAGATAATTCTTTTACTGTCATAATCGTTGCGTTAAATGGTTAATAATACTTTTCTGTATAAATAATAAATATATGTGTTTAATAAACTCTTTTATAGATCGCAAATATATATCATATATTTAATATATGAAAATAGTTAGATTTGTTTTTTTGAATTATTCCATTGTTTGATATGTAATTATATAAAATATCGTGAGTTGTGACTATAAAAAATAAATGAGTTTAATAAACGCATCTTTGGAATAATTTATATCTTTACCGCAAATTAATCAATTTGGATATGAAAAAGAAACTTTTAGAAGCGTTAAAAACCAAATTTGTGGGTGTTGACGAGGCCATTCTGGAAAGAATTGCAACTAAAAAGACGGAAGGTGTGACGGATGAAAGTCAGATTACGGGAATTGTAGACGGCATCAACTTTCAAGACGTAGTTAAATCCTACGGGGACTACCGGGCTAATGAAGCAAATGTTTCCTCTATTAAAAACTATGAGGAAAAACACGGTTTAAAGGACGGGAAACCTATAACAGCAGGTGGTGAAGGCGTAGATGGTAACAAGGGAGTTAAGACGAGTTATACAACGGAAGAGTTGGATAGCTATTTTACTTCAAAGTTGGAAGCTGCAATTAAGCCTTATAAGGATGAGATTGAAACTCTTAAAAAAGATAAGAGCCAGACTGATCGACAAGCTGCCATATCTAATGCGATGAAGAAACTGGGATTAACAGAGGATGAAATGCAGTTCGTTACGGTTCCGGAAGATAAAGATCCGGAAGAGTATTTAACGGGGTACAAACAGCACCTCATTACAAAAGGCCTGAAACCTGCAGAAGACAATGGGTCGCAAGCGTCTGATTCACAGGTGCAGGATGCTGTAGCTGCTGACTGGTTGAAATCTTTAGGTGTTCCAGAACAGAACGTTTAATGTTTAATTTACAAATGACATGAAATTTAGAAAAAAGCAAGTTGGTGGATTTCGTTCTATCTGCACTGGTTCTCCGGCTATCGGAGTAGTAGGTGGATTTAATCTGAACAAGGAGAAGGTCAACTATCCGGTTGGCGTTATTATTCCTTCTGCTTCTCTTGCCGAGTATGATGAAACATCGTCCCGGCAAGTTGTCGTGTTGAAATCATCCCGTGTTGTAGCAATTGATGCAACCGATGCGAAGAAAGTCTCTTTGCAAAATGATGAATTCCTTTCTCCCATTTTCATGGTCGGGGATCATGTTGCAATGAACGATTCCGGCAATTTCGAAGATACTGCAAGTATCACGAAAATTATTAATGATCGTAACGGCTTTGTTATCGTACTTGATAAGGCTATTGCTGGCTTGAAGGTTGGTGATGCTTTGTTTGAAGTGATTGAAGGAACTGCAGAGGGTGAAAGTAAAGCTCCGGCTGTTTTCCCTATCGAGCATCCGCAAGGAATTACTGTGGGAGCTGAACCGATGGGGACTTATATAGGTCTTGATGAGGTATCTGTGGACGTTGCTATCAATTCTAAGGGAGAAATGTACTACAAAAGACGTATTCCTCCTATTCCGGAGAAGTTCATTCAAGGAATGTGCTTGAAAGACAACCCAAACATTCAATTCACTGATTCTTACTAAGAAAGGAGGCTATAAATGAAATCTATTTTTTCGACTTTTAAAATCAATGACGTAAAAACAGGGAAGCCTATTGACTTGATCGGCACAATGCAGATCATGTTTGATAAAGCAACTCTGGAAAATAAAACGCTTTGGGAACAGACCTACGTTGATCGTTGGTTCGATTTCCGTCCTCCTCAACTAGGTTTGACTGCCGAAGGTATCATGGGGAAATATAGTGTTCGTATCCGTGCTTCTATCATCGGAAACGATGCTGATACTCCATTACGCGCTGGTAGAGGGTTTGAACTGTGGAACGGTGAGATTCCCCGTGTAGGACACAAGTTCAAAACGGATGCGAAGACATTGCGTACCATGCTGATGGTTTACGAAAATAATCGTATTAATCCCGTTCAGAAGTTGAAGGAAATTCAGAAATGTTTGTTCGGTGATTACAAAGATGCTTATCTCGGTTGCAAGGATGTGGCGGATGAAATTATTCTGAAAGCACTCTCTGGTGGTGGTATGGCTATTTTCGACCCAGCTATCGATAATCCGGAAGGACGTAAGTATCTGGTTGATTATGGTATGCCAGAAGAAAACAAACAGATGGTTGATTCTGATAAGGAATGGACCGAGGAGAACATTGATAATGCGGCTATTGATGCAGTACGTATTCTGCAGAAGATTGTTTATGAGTATGCCAATAAAGGCGTTACTTTCGATGCTTTGTTGATGGCTCCTGTTACCAAGTATTGGATGATGCGTAGTATTGGTTTACGTACCGGATATTTGGGTAAAGACAAGAATACCCGTTCTCTGACAGAAGATGAATTCTCGGCTTATCTGAAATCCATGAAGATTCCTAATATCATCGAAATCAACAAGCGGACAGCTTATCAGAAAGATGGTATTCCTACTAACATCAATCCGTGGAATGATGATGTAATTGCATTCATCCCGAAAACGGATGATGGCAAGTTAGGCGAAGTTCAGCCTGCATTTGAGGACAATGCAATCATGCCGGATCCACAAGTTCAATATACCGATGCCGGAGACGCTATTCGTATTGCAAAATGGACTACGGGTGAGTCAACCGGACAGCAAGCCGCAGAGTACACACAAGGTTCTTGGCGTGCAGTTCCTATTATCTCATGTATTAACGGTATCGTAAATCTCAAAGTTAGAAATACGAATGTTCCATATCCCGATGGAGAAGAAATTCCCGTTGGCTAAAAAAGTGTTGTATGAAACTTATAGCAATTAAAACATTTCGTGATAAAGAAACTGGTGGACTTTATCAACCTGGCACAGTAATTAGTCATTTCGACGAAGAGCGTGCAAAAGATGTGATTAAGCGTAAATTAGCGGTAGAGGTGAAGACTTCTAAAGTTGTAACTGACATTGATCTATCTAAAGGAGCTAAAGAGGTTATTTCTTTGGTAGTTTCATTCACCGATGTTGAGAAACTGAACGAGTATCTTGCATCAGAGAATGCGGCTGAAAAACCTCGCTCAACTGTCGTTGATGCTATTCAGGCAAGATTGGAAGAGTTGAAGAAATGACAAATTCGGAGGTATTCATAGCGAAGTGTTTGCACTATAATCCTTCTCCGCTAACGGTGAAAGATTTGTTGGATGATGTGGGGTTGAAACCGGAGGAGGACTGTACAGATAAGAGAAAAGTTGTGTCTGCCGTACTTTCCTACTTATCAGGAATGCGTACCTTGTCTTCTGAAAGTGAGGCTGATTGTTCCAACTCGTATGATATTGTCGGCTTGACAAAGCACATATCGATGCTTTGCAAACAGTTTAGTTTCGATACCTCCGAGTTTCTTTCTGGTGATGTGACAGAGATTGAGGACGGTTCTTGTATGTGGTGAGTGATATGTGGTATGAAGATAAAATAGAGTTGTATGTTCCAGGTGAAGGCTCCCATGATGAGAACTTTAATCCCGTGCGGATTCCGGAATCATGGTTTCCCCTTGGAGACTGTAAGATTCACGGGAATTCGTCTGCAAAGACTGTTCCGGCTGCCGATGGAAAAGACTTCGTCTATAGCTATCAGATTACAATGTATGTTCCTGCGATTATCCCGGTGCTGAATGACAAAGTGCGCATAACTAAAGCTGACGGTTCTATTTCCCAAAAGGTAATGACGGTTGCCGGTTGTGGCACTACGAAAAGAAAGTTGAGCATATTTTTATGAGTTGGAAACGAACAGGAGATTGGGATAAGGTTCCGTCTATATTAGAGGAAGCGGTTAAACGTGTTGAGCGGGCGGTGCTTTTCAATCTCTATGTAATTGGTGAAGGTTCAGTAAATCATGCTCGTGAACATGGCACTTATAAAGACCGTACAAGCAATTTGCGCAACTCAATAGGTTATGTGATTGCTTATGATGGTGAAATCATAGAATACGGCTTTAAAAAGAGTGCAGAGATAACAGACAAAAAGGCTTTTCTTGCTGACTATAAGATTCAAGAGATGATCGGTGATTCGGGGTTTGATTTGATAATTGTAGCAGGTATGAATTATGCCAGACCTGTAGAGAACCGGGGATATGATGTACTATCATCTACTGAAAAGTATTTGAAACGGGAGGTGCAGACTAAAATTAGGAGGATTCTTTCTAAAGCAGGATTTAATCAATGACAGGACAACAGGCTATAACTGAAATTTGTAAGATGCTTACTACTGGAAATGTTGGCGTTCAGATATTCAAGAATAGGAGGAAGAATAATTTTTCCGGCTCTGAATATATTGTAGTCAATCATCTTCCGTTTCCGCAAGAAAGCGGACTGCAGGAAGGCTATGCTAATATCAACATCCATGTGAAAGATATCGATACAGGAGAGCCGGATAGTGGAAGAATAGATCAGATTTCAGCACTTGTTTTACCCCTGTTCAAAGAAACGAAGGATGCCGAGGAGAATGCTTTCACTATCCGTTTGGGTGCTGAATTCTCTCTCTATGATGATTCGTTCTTTCCGGATGAGGACGGAACGAGTTACCAGAATTTTAAAATTAAAGTATTGTATTATAATTAAAATGGTTAGTTATGTCAAAAACTGCGGTATATGGTATTGAATACCTGAAATTAGCTCCGGCTCTTGAATCCGGAGAAACAGCCGGAACTTATCCGGATTTTGAGAAGGTAGCTGTTAAATTTCTTGTTACGGCAATTGTGAAAGATTCTATGTCTTTCAACGACCAAGCCCCCGGTGATACGGATATCGAGGTCGAGGATATGAATACTCTCTATGCCTCTCTTCCTTCGGATGTCGGTAGCGAGGGCTTCACAGTCCAAACTTACGACATGGGTGAGGAAGCCTACAAATATCTAATGGGATATACAAAGAAAGAAGAGTGGAATGAAGAAACGCCTGGTTTCTCTCTCGCTAATCAGGGCGTGGAGTTGAAAACGAAAGATTTTCAAGACTTCCCTTCTCGTATCTTCCAATGGGCTCGTATGAAGGTGAAAGTTACCAAAACAGGAAGCATCGGTAAATCGGGGTTCCCTAACTTCAATCTTGAATTCAAGAAACTTGCCAACCTTAATAAAGAAGGCAAGGAGGTAAGCGGTGCAAGAAATAAAATCTATACGGCACCAGTCGTTCCGGAAGGATAAAAGGGAGCGGAATAGTTCAGTTGGTAAAACGTTAGGTTGCGGGTTACTGCCTAAATGTCGCCGGTTCGAATCCGGCTTCCGCTGCATAGTTTTTAGGTGAAAAGATGATTGTTGAGATGTGAGTAGGGATAACAAGCATTGTGCATCATCGAAAAGGTTGTTGTAAATGTCCCGGTCATTACGGGCCGGGACTTTTTAATTTGAGGTAAAGATGGAAAAAGACAATGTACAAAAGCAAGTGGCCGACACTATTGCAGAACGCCCAATTTTTCTTTGGTTTGGTATGATTCCTTTCATGGTTAGACCATTGACGTTTACACAGTTGTTTGATATTGGTTCTATTTCGAAGGATATGAAGGAAGTAGACCAATCGAAACTAAATGGTCGGACAAGCGTGTCAGCCACTCTTGTATATTATGAAGAAGCGGATAGAATGTCTGATATTGCAGTAATGACGATCTTTCGTGCTACTTGGAAGAGAAAACTATTTGGTAAATTCATCAAGAAAAGATTAACGGTTCGCAAATACAAAAAATTGCAGGACTATATGGCACAGACTATGGATGCCACTTTTTTTTTAAGCACTATCATTTTCCTAAAAGGTCTAAACGAGACAACGAAACCGACGAATACACCAGAAGCGACAGCCCTTGGTCAACAATTAGCGGAGTGATGAAATACTACCGTATGAGTTATGAAGAGGTTGTCAACGAAAGGTCATATTCCAATATCATGTTACTCAATGCGGCTATTCCAGGTACTAAGCCAAAGGAAGAAAGAGAAGAAAAGGCAAAGGAACTTCATGCTAACGAATATTTTGCTCAATTTATGTAAAGATGGAGACACAGGGAACAATAGGTATTAAGGCTACTCTGGATATTTCTGAAATGCAGAGAAACGTTCAGAAATACGTTCAGAATATTGATATGATGCAGGACCATACAGATACAGCTAGCCAGTCTGTTGCCAGGTCTTTCTCGCAGATGAAGGCTGCCGGTATGGCTTTCTTATCTATTGATATGGCGAAGCGTCTCGCTTCTGAAATGGTTTCAGTATATGGGACATTCCAACAGCTTGAAATCAAATTTACCTCGATGCTCCAGTCGGGGGAAAAGGCTCAAAAGTTGATGAGTGAGCTCGTTAACTTTGCTGCTACTACTCCTTTTGATTTGAAAGGTGTTTCTCAATCTGCTACACAGCTTGTCGCATACGGGACGGCTTCCGAAGATGTTATAAACAAACTTACTCGTTTAGGGAATATTGCGGCCGGATTAAGTCAGCCTATTGGTGACCTTGTGTATCTTTATGGTACAAGCATGACCCAAGGCAAACTAATGACGCAGGATTTGAATCAGTTTGCCGGACGTGGTGTACCTATTTTCTCCGAGCTAGCAAAGGTTATGGGAGTGAATAAGGATGAAATAAAGGATTTAGCCGCAGAGGGTAAGATTGGTTTTGACAAGTTGGAACAGGTTGTTGATAACCTTACCAATAAGGGAGGAATGTTCTTCAACCTCATGCAAGAACAATCTAAATCCGTATCTGGTAAGATTTCTAACATAGGTGATAATCTTGATATGATGTTCAATGAGCTAGGTCAGGCAAGTGATGGAGTTATTAATACAGCTCTTGATGGTACAGCTTACTTAATTGAACATTATCAGGAAGTCGGCACTGCTCTCGCTGCTCTCATAGCTATGTATGGAGTTCAGAAAGCTGCTATTATCGCAGTTGCATCTGTTCAGAGTACGGTAACTGGTATAAAATATACTGCCGAAATTACAGAACTTTCGAAATTAATTCCTGCCAAAGAAAAGTCTGCTAATGCTGATCTGGAACAGGCTGTAGCAAGTGGAAGATTAACGCAGGCAAAAGCGGAATTAATTGCATCTATGCGTGTGGAAGCTGCTGCAAATGTAGAATCTTTGCGTTTAAAGGCATTGCAAGCTAAGTCACAATACGAAGAGGCTGTTAATACTGCAAGTCTTGCGGCAGCTAATTTTGAAGCTGCTGAATTAGAGGTAGCGGCAGCTAACATGAAATATAATGCTGCATTAAAAACAGGTAACGCTAGAAGTATAGAAATAGCAGAGACACAACTTGCAACAGCAGAGAGCAATAAATATTCTGCGGCCAAACAACTTGAAGCAGCTAGAACAAATACAACAACGGCCTACACGAACTCTTCTACAGCGGGCAAAGTGGCAGAAACTGCGGCTACTCAACTTAATACAGTATCGCAGAATGTAAATACGAGATCAACAAACTTTTTGACAGTTGCCAAGACGAGATTAGCTGCGGCATCAAAAGCGTTAGGTTTGTCAATGCTTACAAATCCGTATGTATTGGCTGCGGCTGCTATAGTTGGGTTATCTTATGGAATCTATAAACTTATTACTTATCAGACGGATGCAGAGAAGGCACAGGTGAAATTGAATAAGCGTATACAGGAATTCAATTCAGAAACGAATGCTGAACAGGCAGAAATAGATCGTTTGTTCGGCAAACTAGATAAGGCAAAGAAAAGTACAGAAGATTATAAAGATGCAAAGAAAGCCATTTTAGATAAGTATGGTGAATACTTGAAGGGTTTAGGTGATGAAAAAAACGCTTTAGATGATGTTGCGAGAGCATATGGGGCTGTTAGTGCGGCCGCTAAACAGGCGGCACTTGATAGAGCTATTGCGGATTCTCATTCTACAGCTCAAAAAGATTGGGCGGAGAAGCAGGGAGAACTTACCGAAAATTTGGAAAAAGCTATTCGGGATTCTGATAAATTTAGGGATAAGAAGGGGGTTGACCGGGAGATTTCTGCAATTATGCAGATGATAAAGAATGATTTGAAGTTTGGTGGAGGGTTATCTTCTGAAACTCAAAAAATAGTAGATACATTAACTAAAGAGTTTACAACTTCGAATACTGTTGTTCCGGGTGTATCAATGAATGAAACAAGAGTCGGAAATGATGTTCAGTTCAATGTTAATGCACTCATAAGAAATAGTGAGGTTTTGCAAAATACAATGAAGGACATCCACGAAAAACTCGGTTATGATACTAATGAATATATCAATCTGACAGCCGAACAGATTGCAAAAGATATAGCTATGTATGAGGCTGCTCTTGAACGCTTCAACAAATCAGAAAAGAAACAAGTTGTTATCAAACATGATGGCTCCGTCAGTAATCTTATGGGGGAAGGGGAGATGCTGAATAATATTCGTTTGTTGAAAGAAGCACAAGCATTGAATAAAGGTAAGGCAGATGAAGAAGCTAAAAAAAATAAGGTTCCTGATATTACAAAAGAGGTTACCGATGCTACTGCAAAGGTGGAAAAGCTGAAACAGGAAATTGAAGATTTGCGGAGTGGTAAAACTAAAGTGGATGCAGGTAAAACCGTAAAGTCTGTTCTTGAAGATAAGGCTAAAGATTTGAAAGAGGCTGAATCTGCTTTGGCGACATTGACAGGAGACGATAAGCGAACACTAGGGGCCAAGAAAAAGAAGAAGGAAGAAGAGAATAAACTTAAAGTTGAAAAAGCCGAGCGTCAGCGCCTAATTGACGAGCAGAATCAACAGGATATAGAGAAAGCTGTACAGGCTGAACTTGAACTCTCTCAAGCTAAGATTGATGCCATGGACGAAGGTTTCAAGAAACAGCAGGAACAAATTCAACTTAATTATCGGAAAGCCAAAGCAGACAACGATCGTCGTACTGCTGAATATGTAAAGGACCAACAGGACACGGAGCGTAAAGAGTGGGAGAAAGAACATCCGAAGTATAAAGAGGAAGGCCTTGTTTTCGTTCCCAAAACAAAAACTAAAGAGGACCTTTCACAGAAGAAACAGGATACGCTAAATGAATATGATAAGGTTGCTGTTGAGACAAGGGAAAAGGCGGAAGCAACTTTATCCAAAGCTCTTTTGGAGCAGTACCAGAATTACACCGATGAAAGGCTTGCAATCGAGAAGAGGTTCAATGATGATATTGAAGCTCTTCGTATTCAAAGGGAGAAGTTTCAGAAGGAAGGCAAAACAGAGAAAGTTCAGCAGACAGACCGTTCAATAGCACAGGCTACAAAAATGAAGGGTGAATCCCTCATGGGGTTTGATTATGAACAGTTGAAAAAATCTCCGGACTATATACGTGCCTTTGAAAATTTAAAGGAAACGTCTACTGAAACATTGAATTCTCTTCTTACTCAATTTGAAAATGCGAAAAGTGCGGCAGCGCAAGTTTTGTCTCCCGATCAACTTCGCGAATATACGAGTACGATTCAATCCATCATGGACGAATTGGATTCCCGTAATCCGTTTCAGTCATTATCTGACAAGAAGAAGGAACTAGCAGAAGCGGAGGAAGAGTTGGCTAATGCACAGATTGAGTTAGAAAATGCCAGGACAAAGGCCGAAGCAGTCAAAGGTGGTTCTAAGATTGAAAATGGGATTTCTTCATCCAAGTATAATCCTGCAACCGGTAAAATTGAATCTACAAAAGCTTATTTGTCCGAAGCGCAGGCACTTGACCTAGTAAAGAAGAAAACCGAAAAGTATAATGCAGCAAAAGATAAGGTTGTAAAAAAAGATAATCAGGTTAAGAAGGCAGAAAAAGAAGTTAGAACACAGATTTCGGAGTTAGCGGATACCATAGACGAACTGGGTAAATCGATCGGTGGTCCGGCTGGTGAGATTATTTCCCTTATTGGCAGTATCGGCTCATTTACAATGACTGCAATGGCAGGGGTTGAAGCAGCTGCCGATACCTCTGCTAATGCAATAAGTACAGTTGAAAAGGCATCTGTTATTCTAGCTATCATTGGTGCAGCCGTTCAGATAGCTATGAAAATCTTCGATATGTTCGGCAAAGACGATACGACCGAGAAATACGAGAAAGCGAAAGAAGCGTATGAATCCTATATTAATATCCTCGATCGGGTAATTGAAAAGCAGTTAGAACTAGCGGAAACTTTAACAGGAGATACTGCAAACGCTGTTTATGAAGCTGCTATTGCTAACATAAAATTGCAAAGTGAGAATGCAAAAGTATTAGGCCGGCAGTATCTCAATTCTGGTGCTTCTGGAAAGTCACATTCAAAGGGGTATGATGAAGTAGATGATATGTCCGGGGAAGGATGGAAGCAGGCTGCAAAAGCATTAGGCATGTCGGTAAATGAATTTAAAAATAAAATGGGCGGTCGTATGACCGGTCTGTTTGATTTGACTGATGAACAACTTTTAAAGTTGCAATCGGATGCTGGCATATTTTGGTCTCAACTTGATTCTGATACACAGAAATTCGCTGATCAAATCGCGAATGGGGTAGGAAAGGTTGCAGAGGTGTTGGAACAACAAATAGTAGACACAACACTCATTGATTATGCTTCTCTTCGTTCAGACTTTCAGGATTTACTTATAGACATGGATGCCGATAGTGCAGACTTTGCCGACAGTTTCGAGGAATACATGAAGAATGCTATTCTAAATTCCATGCTTAAAGAAGAGTACATGGATCGGTTAATGGACTGGAGAGAAAAACTTAACAATGCCATGAAAAATGGTACGATTGAGGATGAATATGATAATTTGAAGACGGAAGGACAACAGATTGCTGATGAGATGAAAGCAAAGCGCGATGCCATGGCAGAGATGTATGGGTGGACTACTGATGAGGATTCGGAACGCGAAGCATCAAAAAAAGGATTTGCTTCTATGTCGCAAGATTCTGCAGATGAATTGAATGGTAGATTCACCATGGCTAATGTCTTGATTGCGGACATAAAAACAGAGTTACAGTTGCATACTCTCATTTTTCAAGGTATCACCTCTGGTATTGGAGATATTAAAACCATATCTACATCCATAAATGAAAACGTGAAAATTATCAAAGACAATATGAATGCCATTGTTGGACACCTTTCGAATATTGATACTAATACAGCTAGATTGGAAGGTATAGAGAAGGATATGAAGTCGATGAAAACAGGTATTGAAAAGATAAATGATAAAGGAATAAAGCTCGTAAGATGAAAGGAATTTGTTTTATAGATGGAGATAATACATATACCACTCTCGGTATATGTATTATAAAAGGAAGCTATGATAATCTTGTGGCATTTCCTCCTGCTAAAGAATCGGATGATAAAAATGATTGGCCGGAAGAAGATGGTATTGAAATAGACCTTTCTAGCTTGACGTTAAACACCTATGAATTGAGTATTGATTTTGCCTGTAAAGACGATCTGGGATTTAGTGGATTAATTGCTATTTTATCAGATATGGGATATCATGAATTTTATTTTCCTATTCTTGATAGAACTTATCGTTTACGTCTTTCCTCACAGAACAGCTATACAATCTATCCGGGATTTCAAGTCGTAAAGATAACTTTTGCTAACGACTTTCCACGAAATTCTGATTATGAATACCAGGAACCCGTGAATTCTATTCCTATGCCAAAGGGGTATGAAATTGATAATCGGGATTTGTCGGAATATAGTGTAGCCATTTTGAAAGGTAGTGATGCTGAAATACTGAAAGCTCCGACGGTAAAGAAAAACCTATTGCAGAACTTCAAACGTCTGGACGGAGCAATCTATGATGGTGAAGTAGTGAAGTTCCAAACTAAGGAAGTCTCTCTCAAATGCCTAATGAGGACAGAAACAATCGAAGCGTTTTGGCGTAACCATGATGCCTTACTCTATGATCTAACTAAACTGACAACGAAGACCGATAATGAAGGTTATGAATATTCCGATGCGGAGAGGGTATTATACTGTGATGGATGGAGTGAAAGTTACCCTTGCTACTATAAAGATTGCCAGACAAACAATTTTACGTTAAGAGGTGGTGTCTGGTGGGAATTTACTTTGAAGCTCGTGTTTACTTGCTTCCGGATTGAAGATACAGAGTTCCTGCTTTCATCCGAAGCGGGCGAGTTTATCATAACAGAGGACGGAGAGTTTTATATAGATTTAAATTGATTTGCCATGCCATTAAAGAAGAAAAGAATATCAGAATTAGATGAATCCCAGAACATGAAGGGCTTCTTCACTATCGGCTACCGAGTAATTAACGGTGTTAAGACAAGCCTTAAATTTGGTTTAGAGAAGATTCAGACTGCCTTGGATAATATGCTCAAGGCTACGAGTGATGCAAAAACAGCTACTACCGATATGCGGCAATTAGAAGCAACTGTTGAAAGCAATGAATCAGCCCGTGAAACAGCCGAATCCCGTCGTAATGCTTCCGAACAATCCAGGCAGACAGCCGAAACGAATCGTTCCCGTGAAGAGCAAGCCCGGGAAGCTGCTGAATCAGTGCGTATCACTAATGAGAATGCACGTAAGACCGCTGAAACAGGACGATCTACTGCGGAAACTGCACGGGATAATGCAGAAAAGAAACGTGCTACCGCTGAAGGTACACGAGAAGCTAACGAGCAGGTTAGAAAAGATTCCGAAACAGGAAGAGGAACAGCAGAAGCCGAGAGAGTAGCTTCCGAATCAGCACGTAAATCTGCCGAAACTTCCCGTGTGTCCGAAGAAGATAAAAGAAAGACTTCCGAAACAGAACGCGTTACGGCTGAAACCGGACGTTCCTCTGCCGAGAATATAAGAAAGCAAAATGAAGATGCGCGTAAGTCGGAAGAAGCGGCCCGCGTAACTGCTGAAGGTAAACGGGTAATTGCTGAATCCGGACGTGTTGATACAGAAAATAAACGTGTCTCGGATGAACAAACACGTAAAAGCAATGAAGATGCACGTAAGACCGCTGAAACAGGTCGTTCTACCGCTGAATCTACCCGTGTTTCTGCCGAGGATAAGCGGAAAACAGATGAAGCGACAAGAGAAACAAATGAAACCTCGCGTGTGGCTGCCGAATCTAACCGTGTTACCGTCGAATCCGAACGTGTATCTGCCGAAGCAGCCCGCAAGTCAGCGGAGACAGGCCGGGTATCAGAAGAAAACAAGAGAAAGGCTGCTGAAACTTCCCGCGCTACGGCTGAAACTTCCCGTTCGTCAGAAGAAGACAAGAGAAAGCAGAATGAAGATGAGCGTAAAACTGCGGAAGGTACTCGCGGATCAAATGAGTCTAAGCGTATAAACGCTGAAACGGAGCGTGTCGAAGCAGAGTCTCAACGCAAGTCAGAGTATGCCGGTATTGTGCAGGAAATGACGCAAGCAACAGAAGAAGCCACCGGACAGATTGCTCTTGTCAAGCAATTAACAGATGATGCGAATGCAGCTAAAAATGCATCTGTTGAGCAGACGGCTCTTGCAAAGAAAGCTACAGATGCGGCTAATACTGCGGCTGGTAGTGTTAATGCAGCTAAAGATGCTGCAACTACTGCGGCTGCAGGGGCCAATGCTGCCAAAGCTGAATCAGAAGCTCAAACCGCCTTAGCGAAGAAAGCGACAGATGAAGCAAATGCGGCTAAAAATGCATCTGTAACACAGACAGGATTAGCAAAAAAAGCGACTGACGATGCGAACGCTGCTGCATTGGCGGCTAACAATGCGGTTTCAGGAGTTGACGCAAAAGTGAAAGCTGCAGTCGATGCGCTTGTTGCCGGTGCTCCGGATGCTCTCGATACACTTATTGAGTTAGCGAACGCACTTAACAATGATCCTAACTTTGCTACGACGATGGCAACAGAGCTGGGAAAGAAACTTAATATTTCTGATATTGTTAATAATCTGACAAGTGGAGGGACTAATAAAGTCCTTTCTGCCGAACAGGGAAAGGCATTGAAAGCAGCTCTGGATACACACAACCATGATAGCAGATATGAACTGATAATCACTAAACTTACAGCCTTTAATAAGAATTTTGGGACTAGTGCTGGGACCGTGTGCGAGGGTAACGACGCCCGGTTAAGCAATGCAAGAACTCCGTTAGCTCACACGCATAAGAAAGCGGATATTAGCGACTTCCCAACCTCGATGCCGGCAAGCGATGTACCTGCATGGGCGAAAGCAGCTTCTAAGCCAGCCTATACAGCAAGCGAAGTAGGTGCATCTCCATCTAATCACAATCATGCAGGTACATACGAACCTACATTCACTAAAAACTCTGCCTTTAATAAGAATTTTGGTAGTGCAGAAGGAACCGTATGCGAGGGAAATGATGCCCGGTTAAGTGACACACGTGTACCGAAAGCGCATACTCACAAGAAGTCTGAAATAAGTGATTTTCCAACTTCGATGCCAGCAAGCGATGTACCTGCATGGGCGAAGGCTGCAAGTAAACCATCCTATACAGCTTCCGAAGTTGGTGCGTCTCCGTCGAATCATACTCATACTGGGGTCTATCAGCCAGCAGGAAGTTATGCAGCGAGTTCGCATAAACACGGAGCAACGGATATAACTCCTGATGGTACTCACCGCTTTGTTACTGACACGGAAAAAGAGACCTGGAACAGTAAAGCTGCGGGAAACCATAATCACGATTCAGTATATCAACCTAAAGGTAGCTATGCACCGTCTTCTCATAAACATGCAGCAACTGACATTACGGACGATTCTACACATCGTTTTGTCACAGATTCGGAAAAGTCAACTTGGAATAGTAAAGCGGCAGGAAACCATAACCATTCAGGAGTATATCAACCGGTTGGTAATTATGCACCTGCTTCGCATAAGCATGCAGCGTCAGAAATAAATGAAGATACCACACACAGGTTTATGACGGACGAGGAACGGGAAAAACTGGACGGAATAGCGGCAGGAGCCAATAAATACACACATCCGGACAAACACCCGGCGAGTATGATTGAAGAAAGCACGTCAAGAAAGTTTATGACCCAAGACGAAAAAACGCTACTAAGTTCTCTCGGAACTAATGCGATTCAATCGTCTGGTCAAAGTTTAGGACAAAATGGATATATCAAGTATAGTAATGGCTTATTAATGCAATGGGGAACAAGAGCAGGAGCAACGGGGGGAGCAATTAGTCTATATTTTCCTACCACTTTCTATAATACTGATTATAACATTTATTTCACTGGAGCAGTAAATAATACAAGTGAATCTTTTATATATGCTCCGGGGTATGACCTTAATGGTAAATATACATCATATTGTAAAGTTCTCACTCGCGGAATAAATTCAACTCCGGCTATCGTTTGGACTGGCTGGAATTTTACATGGTTTGCGATCGGGCGTTGGAAATAACTAAAAAACAAATATTATGAAGTATTGGAAAAATGGATTCTACGACGAATACCAAGAAGGTTCGGTAGAAATTACGGATGAATATTACAATCAACTACTAGCGGGTCAATCGGCAGGGTTACTCATAGCTGAAAGTAAGAAAGGATGTCCGATCTTAGTTGTGCATGAAGCTTCTATAGAAGAAATCAGAGCGCAAAAACTTGATGAATTACGATTGTTCGATTCATCTGAAGCAGTGAATCAGTTCAGTATAAACGGAGTATTGGGATGGCTAAACAAGTCTACACGCGTCGGGCTTATGAACTCAATCAATATTGAGAAAGAAGCCGGGCGATCTGAAACAAGTATTTGGATTGGTGATACAAAGTTTGTCTTATCAATCGAAAGAGCTATTGACATTTTACAACAGCTAGAATTGTATGCCCTTGCTTGTTTTAACACGACACAAAGGCATACGAAGGCTATTCAACAGCTAGAGACAAAAGAAGAAATTAAAGCATACAACTATTATGTAGGCTATCCGGGAAAGCTAAGTTTCACCGGATAACCGACCGTATAATCATAGTTTTCAATTTCCTCAATTGTCTGCAATGATCTGACTGCTGCGATGTGCGATTGTGTCACATTGTAGCAGTTTAATGCATACATTTCAATCTCATTCAGCATTGGTAAAGCGTCAGGT